ACATAATAAAGAATTTGCAGAAGATTGATTAAAAGGAGTAGTCTTTGTCCATGTTCCAGAAAGTGTTGTACTATAATATACAACTCCACCACAACATGCTATATAATACGTCCCAGTCCATATGATATCATTTACAATTCCTGTTATAACATCTGTAGATAATTGTTTTGTTGTAAAAGTATACGTAGAGCCAGATTTGTACCAAATATTAGGATAATAGTCTCCAGAAGAAGATATCCTTCCACAAACAATTGTATATCCATTTAAATATTTAGATGATGCAAACATTCCACTTAACCCTTGCGTTTTATATTCCCAATTACCAGAAGGTCCTCTATTTGTTATGGCATATAAATTTGGATAATCTCCATCACTATATAATCTTTCTCCATTACATAAAAGCCAATTATCTCCGTAATCTGTTCTTATTGTAGTTTTTATATCCCCTATTCTAGAAGCATCTTGTGATATATTCGCTATTCCAATAGACATAAAAATACACCTCCTATTCTGCTTTTATATATGCATATGCACCGTTATATACTATTAACGGAACACATTTTGCAGTATAATAAAAATTATAACCATCTCCAATTTGATATTCAGAAGATATCCGCTGTGTTTTTCTACTTACATAAGTTTGCATTTTATCTGTTTTTACAGCACTTGTAAATGTAGAATTTACTTCATATACGGCATTTGTTGAAAGAATAATATATTTATTATCATAAAAACAAATAGATTGTGGAATATTTGTAGAAAAATCAGAATTTGTATAAGTATATATAGTCCCAGAATCTAAATTATCTGAATCTATATACTTTAAATTTCCACTACCAATATATCCAAAAAGTTTTCCATTGGAAAGCCATCCACCATAAGAATAAGATGTTATAACATTAGGAGGATATTCCCAAGAAATGTCCTCACTTGCTAACGCTCTTTTTGGTCTTTTTCTCTGCCATGTATAATAAGAACCTTCTGAATAAAATGAACCATAAAATATAATAGTGTTTTCATCATAAATATAATTAGAAAAACTTATACTACTTCCATTTATTTCTGTGCTTGCTCCAGAAAAACTAGTAGAGCCTAGTGTAGTAAATAAACTACAGTCTAGAAAAATACCATTAACTTGTGCAGCAAATGCAATTAAATTATATTGTGCACCGTCATACCACATACATTTATGAGAATACATAGCATCTGAATTATTAACAAATTTTGTTGTAGAATTTACACTCCATGTCCCACCTAAAGATGTTGTATAACATATATTTGTATTAGTTGATGTACTCCCAACTAAAAAATAATATCCATTTGCATAAAAAAGTTCTGATGCGCTTATATATGTATATCCAGATAATGTATACGACTGCACCTCACTACTTGAATCTGTTTTTGTATATATTACAATATTTCCAGAACTTATTTTTGTAACAGAATAAAACCCATTTACAAAAGAACTCCCTTGTATTGTTCCTGTTGTAATTTCATCAACACCATATCCAGAATAAGAAAATGGAAGTAGATCACTAAGTTCAGGATATAATGTTTCATTTATAGTAGAACCATTACATAAAAGCCATTTATCCCCGTATGTATCAATTACTGTAGGAGAAATATCTCCAACTAAAACTGGTGTTGATGTTATGTTTGTATACCCAACAGACATTACACCACCCCTTTTATACAAATTATTGTTTGTATTATTATACTGGAAGATGGAATATCTTTTGCATATAAATATACTCCACCACTATATGACGCAACAATACTACTGTAATTGCCACTAGAAGCATCTTCGCTGCTAAATATAACCATTGGAATATGGTCAGAAGTTATGCCAACAAGAGCAACGGAAGCCCTGTAATTGTAATCAGGGTATGTAGTATCAGATATCCAATCAGAAATTAATACAGATTTATTTGAAAACTTTAGAACTTGCGTGTTTTCTAATGTATCTGTTATTCCTTGCATCCTAGTTGCACTAATTGCTGGTTCTGCATTATTTACCCAAGTTGGAGAAACATAAGCCGACATAAAATCACCCTCTTTATTTTGATATTAAAATTGCAGTTGAAAGACTAGACCAATAACCCAACATTACACTATCGCCAGCAGAAATTGTTTGAGACGTTGTGACCTCAACATCAAAATCTTCTGAACCATCTGTAGCAGCAAATGGAATTCTCACCGTAGCTGTTGTACCAGTTATAGATATAACAGTTGCACTAGTGACTTTTATATATTTAGATAATGCTTTTTCTGCTTCTTCTTTTGCAATTTGTCTACAATATTCAACTATTTTTTTTACTTCTAAATCATTCATTAAATCACCTCATCAAGAAAATACAAAATCATTTACACTAGTAGCTGTTATTGTCATAGAGCCAATAGTACCAATTGGTAATGAAATACCAGTAATTAATAGTGGTTCTTCTTCATAAGTATATGGTCTTATACAATAAACAAGCCTATTTTCTCTTAAATGATACATTGGTGACGATATAATTTGTACACTTCTTTGTATTATTGTAAGTGTTTTTAAATAATATTCCGCTAATTCCGTTGCTTGTTCGTCTGTATAATATGTTGTATCTTCATATGGTTCATGTGTTTTTATGCCATTTCTTTCTATACAAGTAGGAGAAGAAGAATTAGTATTTTGTGCCCTACCTTGTGCTTGATGCCCATTTAATATATATCCTATTACAATAACATCATTATAAAATTGAGAAAAATCTCTACTAGATTGCTCGCTCATAAATTCTTGTTCTGTTGGAGTAAATGTCCATTGTATGGGTTTGCTTGAGTCTAAAATATCTTCTTGTGTTGGTTCTATTGTTAATCTTCCATCAACATCATAATATATATATGCACCTAATATTGTTGCAAACTCTAATAAAACATCTGCATATGTTTTCCCATATTCCATCCTAATTTCATAAGGTGTTTCAATTGCATTATAAGTCGTACTACCATCTGTATATGTTTTTGTTAAATAATAAGCACAATACATTGGCAATGTAAAATCTATAGCATTTTCTTTAGGTTCATTATTTGTATATACATTAAGACCAGTATATCTAGAAGTTTGTAACAAACTATCTATTGCATCATATATGTTAGATTCTAATGCAACTAAATATATTCCATCTAAATATCCATATAATGTACCATCTAAAAAACACCATTTATCTGTACATGATAAATTTACAGTCCTTTTATTAGGATAATTGTTTTCTGTAACAGAAGTAATATAAAATACTCCTTGAGGAAAGTAATATGGAGAACCATCATTTAAATATAATCCAATCCATAGTTTTATTTTTTGTGCATACCAAACATTATTAACATTAGTTAAAAATTGACCATTATCATTATTTAATTCTATTTCACACGTTCTCCTAGTACCATTATTAAGACTTATAGACAATGTACCAGAAATGTCTATATATTCATTTGTTATTTCTTTTTGCACAGAATCATCAGCGTTTAACCATTCTATTTTAATAGCTGGCTTAAAATTAGTTTTTAAACTTTTAACATAATCAGAATACAAATTTTATCACCACTATTCAATATTATTTATAATAATATTATTTTCAACAGAGCCAATCTCCATCCAACTTAAAGTAATTGTTACTTGTTGCTCTTTAAATTCATCAGATATTTGTTGATTGATTGGAGAATTTATTTTTACCTTCCATACATTACCTTTTCTATCTTTTAAAAATTTTACTTTACCATCTGTAGATAATAATTTTAAAGAATTCATTTTATTAATAGTATCACTATCTGTATATGAATTACAATTACCAATTAATGCACTTAACGTACCTGTCCAGTAGTTTGAATTGCTAGACTGTATTTTTGCATATTGTGTAAAATTTTCTAAAACTGAAAAAGACGTATTGTTATTCATTTGCGCAGAAGAAACGTTTAAATCAAATAAATATACATTATTCATGTAATACATATTAGATATGCTAGTATTATCACAAACTATTAAAGACCAATCCCACCAATATGAATAAAAAATATTAGAAGAAATAGCAGCACCAATTTTATCAATAAAAACAGGAAAAACATAATAATAATAATATGTTTGATTTGCTATTACATAATCAGTAATAGAAGTTATAGTATTATCTAATTCTGCTATAAAAGAAATATGAGATTCATCAGATTTTCTTCTATATATATCCCAATATAATACAGAAGAATCACTATAAACATTTCCAGCATTAAGCGTATTATTAAAAGTTGCAAGTAATAAAGTTTTATTATCCCACACAGGTTCATAGGTTATATTATTAAAGTAATTAATTTCTTCTTGTGTTAATTCACCAGATACAATCCATAAATAATTTACTTCATCTGGGCCACTTAATGTAACCTTATTATAAATAACTTCTGGTATTTCAATAGGTACGGAAATATAATCAGAAACTATAGCATAAGATTGTGCCGATGGATATAATGTTTCAGAAGGATATAATATATCAGAAGGATATAATCCATCAGACTGACCAGAAAAAACAAAAAGATTAATATAAGATGGAGAAATAGATATAACAAACCACGAATCAGAAGACGATGTAACATATATAGCAGTTGAACTTCCATTTACATCTAAAGATAGAACATCTTCTTGATATATAAGTTCTATATAAAACGGAGTAGATTCTCCTATAATACCTTCTGCTTTATAAATACTTTTTACATTAGAATCAGAATCTACATAAAAAGAAATTACATGTGTAGAGTTAGAATTAATAGATAAAGGAACTCCATTTTCTTCATCAAAATAAATATAATTACCAGAATCTATAATAATAGTATTACTATTTACAATATCTTTTTCTATATAAGAATAGTCGCTATTATATGCTATCCCAGATATATATTTTACTTCTCCCCATTCTACAAAAACACCAGTATCTGATGTTTGTGTTGTATTAACATAACTATTTACAGCAATTAAATCATATACAACTGAAAAAGTTTCAAAAACAGTTTGTATTTCAACACCATTAGCAAGCCAACATTTAACAGATATATCATAATCAGTTCCTGTGAAAAACCCATTGTAATATAATTTTATATCACCACTATAAATATTATTTAAATCAATTGTATTTATTAATTCATATCCACTATCATGTTCTTTTAATATCCAACCAAATTTTTCCACAACAACATCTTCTGCTTGTGTACAAGTTGCAGTAAATGTATACGATTTATCTGTAATAGTAGATGAATATGTATCTATTGATAAAACTGGAGAACTATAAGCATAAAAAACATTTTCATAAGAAGTTAAATAATCTGAAACACTCCAATATGAAGAAATTGTCCATTTATAAGAATCTCCATTTACCATTGTGCTAGTAGATGGTACAGTCACAATTAAAGAAGACTGTTCTCCATTATAATCAATTGGATAAATAGGAGTAGATAACGAAACAATTCCAGTATCATATACAACTGTACTAGAAGTCGTATTTTCCATAATTATTAATCTATATGCAGTAGTTGGACTATTACCATTTAATTGACAAGAAAAATCATTGTCAATAGTAGCATCTATAGAATATGTAGAGGTCAGGGTTGACGGAGTCAGCCCTGACGGTCTATATTGCCCCATACCGTCAACCCCCTTTTAATTTGTTAATGGAATATATCTCTTAATAATAGAAGATATAGTGCTAGAATCACTTTTACTTATAGAAGATAAAAATCCGCTTGGTAAATAAATATCATGACTATCTGATGTGCTTTTTGCAGAAGACTCAATATCAGAAAATGAAGAAAGAATTTTTATAATACTATTTATTTTTGAAGAATTGTCTAATAGATCAGACAAGCCATTAGAAACATTCAAAAACTCTTTTGATTTTTCTGGATCAAGTATTTTTGATGTTACATTACTATCAAAAACTGTTTCATCTTCATTTGTAGCTTTTATACCACCAATTCCAGTTAATATACCACCATTATCATACTTGCCCTCTGCTAACATTTGTGAAGCAGTTTGCGAAGAAATCGTATCTTCAATTCCTCCTAAAACATCTTTTCTATAAGAAGAATTTATTTGATTTAAAGATGATGCAGTTGTAGTATCTCCAGAATCCATTGCTTCTTTCCATTTTACTTTATTTTCAAGATATTCTTTATACGTCATTCCAGAACTAGAAGTATCACCAGAAGTAATACTAGCTACAGAAGAAGTAGGTGTATTGACTCCAGAAAATAAACTATCTAAAGAATTACTTACTAAATTAACTATTTCTTGCAGTCTTGGAAGGTCGCTTTCAGACATAGTGGACAATATACTATTTATATCTTCTCCCGATCCTTCTATCTGAGATTTTATATTATCCCACATTTCAGTAAAGTTATTTAATTGTTTTTCAGCAACATCTTTTTGTAAACTAAATAAATCAGAAATACCTTCATACTGCTGTATAATTTTTTCTTGCTCTGTTTCTGTTTTAGCTGTTTCTAAATCTTCTTCTGCCTCTGCTACACTTTGCATAGATTCTTGTACTTTAGAATAATCAGAAGTCCAAATCCAAGAGCCATTTAAAAACATACGAACATTTCTATTGGAAAGAACATTTTGAAGCTCTGTCTGTGCTTTTACAAGACTTAGTTCTGCTTTTGCTATTTCATATTCTTTCATTTTTAATTCATATTGTCTTTCAAACTCATTTGTTATTTCTTCTACTTTATATATATCATCTTCTGATAAATTACTTAATTCATTCATATAATTTTCATATATAGACGTAGCATCATTAGAAATTTGTTGTAGTTTTTCAGAAAGTTTATCATAATCTTCTTCATTAAATAAAGTTTCTCTTAAAGTATCATCTAAATATTTATACGAAGCTTTACTGGTTTCTAATTCAGAATTAATACTTCTCATTTCAGAACTTATATTATTAAGAGTACCAAAATAACTTTCTGACAATGTTTTAATAGCTTCTACTTTATCAATTTCATATTCATAATAATCTTTAAGATTGTCATACTCTTTTTCTCTTTTTTCTATAAGTTTATCAATGGCATCTGTAAGAGAACTAATTTGTTCTTCTATTAAAGATTCTTCGTAATCATTTTCTTCTTCTGCTAAACCTTTTCTAGCTAAATAATACTCCCACCATTTTTCTTGCAACTCTTCTATTTCTTCTGAATTATCTGAGTAACCTAATTTACGCAATCTAGTCGCTTCGTTATGCGTTGCTTGCTCTAGTTGCAAATAAATTTTAGATTGTTTTTCTTTTTCTTCTAAATATTCTTTATATTTTGAAATATCATCGTTATAAATTTCTTCCATATTTTTAGATAATGTAAGCTGATGCTCTAATATTCTTATTCTGGCTTCATATTCTGTTTCAACATCTTCGCTTGATTTTGTTGATTCTTTTGTTTCTTTTGTAATTTGTTTAAAAATTTTATCATATTCAGCAAGATTTGTTTCTGCATTATCTAGACTATCTGTTATGGAATCTAAAGATTTTCTATAAGCACTCCATTCTTCTATATCTACTTTATTAACATATTGCAAAGAATATAAAGTTTTTAGTGCTTTAATTTGTGCTTTTATTTGTTCTGTCGTTGTATTATAAGACAAAGCAAGATTATATTGAGAATTAAGCTGATCTATAGCAGCGCTTCTAGCTTTTTCTATAGCAGCTACATAAGTATCTCTCATTGTTTTTGCTAAAGTAGAAAGAGAACCAGTTGTTAAAACAAAACCTTTATCTGTTAATTCAACAACTCCAGTCAAGTCACCAAAATTTTTCTCAAGTTCTGCGACAGTTTCAGAAGACAATACTCCATTTTTTTTAAATTCTATTTCTGCATTTGTAAGAGATTCTGTTTTATCTGATATTTCATCTATCATTTCTCCATAACTTTTTAAAGAAACTGTATAGGAATTTACAGAATCGCTTGCACCTTCTACTGCTTTTGATACAGAATATAAAGCACCAAAAGCGTCTAATATACCTTGAATTATTTTATATAATTCAGAGCTAGGGTCTAACGCACTCTGTACTAATGTTAAAACATCAATATTCTCTTTTAGCGCCTCTTCTGTCCCTGCAAGAGACGTATTTATTCCTTCAACAGCTTTTGTATACTCTTCTTCTGTAAGCTCTCCACTTTTATATTGTTCATTTAAAGATTCAAGTTTTTTGTTTAAATTATCTATTTGCTCAATTTGATCTTCTGTTTGTTCTGCCAAAGATGTTTCTTTATATACTCCAACCTGTGATGTTTTACCTGTTGCTTTTGATGCTTTATTATAAACCCTTAGAGCTTGCACTTGTGCTTGCCTTTTTTCTATACTTTCTAAAGCCTTATAGTAATCTATTTGTCTTTTTATTTCTTCTGATTCTTTTTCTAATAACTTAGTATTTTCTTGACTACCAGTATTTTTTGATTCTTCAATTTCCTTTCTTTTCTCTTCTAAAGAGGAAGTAAGAGATTCAACCTGAGAAATATATCCATCTAAGTCTGACATACTAGAAGATAGTTCTTGTTTCATTTCTTTAAGAGACGGAACTAATGCATCTATAACGCTTATTAACATATATAAAGCTGTAACTATACCAAGAATAACTGTAACAGGAGAAGCTCCAGCAGCAGCGCCAGCTTTACCCCAAAAACCTAAAGATGCTAATATACCAGCTTCATCTTTTGCAATTAAAGTCTTTAATACACCTTTAAGCTGAACAAAAACACCATAAAGTATAGCTAATCCTGAACCCCATTTTATTATATTAGCAATAATTTCATTGCTAAATATTTTCATAACAACTTCTGCAATACTAAGCAAGTTCTTTAATAAAGTTTCTAAATCAATTTTTGAAACTAATGTTTGCCACATTGCGTAAAGCCTATCTAAAGAAGCAGTTATAGAATCTTGATAAATTGCATATTTTTCCATTGCCTTGCCATTAGAATTTTCTGCTTCTGTAGCTAAATTCATTGCTACTGAATAATTTTCCATTAAAGCTAAGAAATTTTCACGCTGTCTTACACCAGCAATTGATGTAGCAATACCTGATTTTTCAACATCACTATATGTATTCCATGAAGCAGCTACTTCGTTTAATACATCCTCAAAACTCCTAAAACTTTGATTTGTATCCCTTAGTTTTATTCCAACTTTATTAAGCGCTTTTTCTGTATCATTTAAAAATGTATTAAAATCATCATATTCAGATTCTAAGTCTTCGTCAATAAATTTACCAGCAGCAACAGAACCCATTCGTGAAAACATAGTTTTAAATGACTCTCCAATAGAACTTGCGCTTTTTTGCGTAACTTGTTTTACCGTAGCTATATAACCAATAAGAGTATTTAGACTTACACCAGCAATTCTTGCGCTATTTGCTGATTTTTCCATAGCTTCTGCTAAATCTTCTACACTAGATGCAGACTTTACATCGACTTGTGCAAGTTTATCAACAACACTCATAGCATCTTCTGCTGTTAATTTATATCCATTAAGTATTGCTGTTAAATATTCTGTAGAATTAGCAGATTCAATAGCACCAACTTTTGCTTGCACCATTGAAGCAGTTAAAAGTTTTGTCGTTTCTTCTGCTGTTTTACCTTGACGCAACCAATCCTCTGCACCCTTTGCAACATCTGATAAAGATGCGCTTAACGTATACGCTAATTTTGAATACTCACTCCTTAAATCTTTAATAGATTCAGCAGTACCTAGTGTAACCATCTGTAATTGCGTAAACTCATCATTAAGGTCTTTTGCTATTTGTACAGTTTTTTTTAATGTGCTAATTATAAGCCAAAATGCACGATAAGCAACTGTATAGTTAAGAACACGAGCTGTAGCCTCTTTAAATCCCTGTTTAAAGTTTTCAATAATACTTCTTTGTTTTGCTAAAGCAGCATTTGCTTTTTGCATTTCTGCATCCAATTTAACATTAGACTCTATATCTTTTTTATGTAATTCATCAATATAATCAATTGCTGAACCAGCTTTATAATATGTTTTTATAGCCATCTGATAATTTTGTACTTGTCTTCTAACAGACTCTATATCTTCTTCTCTTACTTTTACAATAGCCCTTAGTGTGTCTAATCTTTTTTCATACTCTTCTTGGGTTTCTCCTGCATATTTACCAGATGCTTCTGCTACATGCAAATTCATAACTGCTGCTCTAGACTCTCTAAGTACAGAATCGTATTTGCTAAAGCTTGCTGTTATCTTTTTTGTTATTATGTCAACGCCGTTCATTCTACTTTGCAAATTATCTAAAGCATCTTGAGCTCCCGGCATTGTAATATCTATCTTTTTTAATTCTTCTTGAAATTGCTGAACGTTATCTACAAGCTCGTTACTATAAGAATCTTTATACAAAGACTTCTCTAACCTATCTGCCATATTTTTATATTGCGTCGATATTTTAGAATAATTTATATTTGTTTTTTGTGTAGTAGTACCAAGTTTTCCAGTTTCTTCATTAATTTGTCTTACTATGGTTACAACTCTTCCAGCACCAGTTTGTATTTTTATTATTTGTTTTTCTGCACCATCTAAAGACTTTGTTACTGTCGTGTTTATCACACTATCTTTACCAAGAGCTTTTAAATCGTTTATCCATTTTTTTGTGTCTTCTAAAGATTTTGTATTAATTTTTTCAGAACTTCCGCTTGCTAGGCTTTCCATTTTATTAGTTGTTTTATCTAACACTGTAAGCAAATCGTTTAGATTTTTTCTATAAATTTCAACATTTTCTTGTTCTGATTTAAATATAGATTTATTATTTGTTGTTGACATTATATCTTTTGCTTTTTGTATATTTAAGATAGTATCAAGAACCCTATCTTTTAAATAATTTATTCTTTGTTCAACATCTTTAATACTAGAACCAAATAAATCTGTTTTTAATGATTTTTTTACATCAGAAGCAACATTTTCTCCGTTTATATCAATTTTTATAGCTTTATTTACTTGATAATTAATTGTATTTGCAATTTTCCTTGCAACGTCTTCTTGCAACTCAAATTGTTTTACATAAGCACCAAACCCTATTTGAAAATCAGGCAATTTATATCACCCTCTCTATTATAACGTCTCCAAGTTCACTATGAATATAAGATTCTATCCCATTCCTATTTATAAAATCTTCAATATCACCAATTGTATCAGCGACCATATTAGCGCCCTTGCGTGGAACACGAGATGAAGTACCTAAAGTACCTTCATCTATCCAGCGATAATCTATTAAATCGTCTCCGACAAAATATCCATTTATATTAACATGCGCTCCTAAAGTGTGTTTTGTTTTTTTACTTGTATTTGAAGCTAAAACGCTCTCGTCAAATATTACACTACCGAAATAATTTCCATCTTCTCCATCAGTTCTTAATCTGATTATAGAGCCATATAAAGCATTTGTTCTAACGTATTCAGTTGGTTTATCTTTACCTGTGAAATATTCAGCAGGATGTTTATATAAATCAATTAACGTGTAATATTTTAAAGAACGCTCGGCATATTTTGCTAAAGTAGTTACTGTGCCTTTTGCAGTTTTTTGTAATAATTTATTTACTTGCTCTGGGGTAAATAAAGGACTTGATGCTCTTCTTGGTAAATTAATAACAGCCATTTAATCACCCCTTTGAAAAAATAGGCCCACTGTTAAGTGGGCCTATTTTATTTTTTTGCTCTTATTCCAAATATTTCTGCTAGATTACCAATTGTATCTTTATTTTCTTTAAATACATTCATCATATAATCAGCATCTTCTTTTATATCCATATCTCCAAAACTCATAAGAGTATCTCTAATTAAAAATGTTGCTTTTATTTCTGTTAAATCTTTAAACATTTTTTCTAGTCTTTTATAATCTTCTTTTGTATCTTTTCTTATAACAAACTTATCAATTCCTAATTCCATACATTCATCATATACATCTATATTTTTTTCATCAACAATAATATCCATATAATATTCAATTGCAGAAAAAAATAATTCTATTTCCTTAGATATAATATATTCTCCAGAAGTTGGAGAATGATAATCAAAATCCTCTAAATTAGAAATTAAAACTTCACATATTTCCTTCTTTTTCCTTATTGGTATATAGTTTTTAAACTCAATTCTAGAAATTAATTCTTTATCATGATTTTTATAGGCTTCTATAAATTCTGTTAATTTCAATTAAATAGCCCCCTTTTTATATATTAATTTTCTGGTGTCATTACTTTATTTCCATAAAACATATACGAACCATAAAATTTAGCATGTCTATCTATAACAAATTTTATATAGATTCCATCCACATTTTCTTGATCTGTATCCTCAATATCATAAAAAACCATTGTTGAATTACTAAGGGTTTGTACTTCTATTGGTGTAACCCAAGATTCATTATCCCAAGAATATTGTATTGATACACCGCCACTCCAAAAATTATTTGGAGAATATTCATCTACATCTACATAAAGAGCTAGTAAATGATTTATACTACCACTAGACGTAGCTTGATAAGAAGTAACACTTGCATATCTCGAAAAGGATAGCGCCATAACAGGCATTATATCTTCGCTTGAAATTGTATAAATATTTTCGCTTGTATTATAATAAATTTTATTATCAACTTTACAATTAAATACTGGTATTGAAAAATAAACTTCACTACTAATATTTGTAGCATCAGTAGAAACAACTAAACAATATAAATTATTTTCTGTCAACCCAGTAATTCCACTTATATCTATAAAACCAGTTCCTCTTGGGAAAGAAATAGAATTTTCCCAAACTGGAGTTTCAGATAAAATAGGAGAACCATCACTATTTGCATTAAATATCTTAACTAAAATATCTCCATCTAACATTCCATATTCTGTTAATTGCATCGTTATATCTAATGATGTATTAATTGCTAAAAATGAAATAGAAATAGGAGTAGAATATATTATTTCTTTTACAGTAGCAAGTTCTCCATTATCATATATATCTGGGAAAAAATGAATATACTTATTATTATATATATATCCGTTTTCAACAGACATATTACTATACGACTCAGCCCATCCGTTATCTGCATCAATAACGTCTTGATAATTAATAACAAGATAACTCTCTACTCCTTCAACATCAAATCCTGCTGGGTATGTAGAATACATATATAAACGTAACGCTTCATATATTTGTGTGTTTAATATAGTTTTTATTGAAGATAAATAATTTTTTACAACACTAAACATACCATTTGGACTAAGTATTTTGTTGTTTATTGTTTCATTTTTAGAATCACTTGACGAAGCAAATAAAGGTATCTTTTTTAAGAAACTGTTTTCTACTATTTTTTTTCTCGCAATATAGTCGTTATACGACATATTATCACCAACTATCCAATTATTTTACTATAGCAAGAAATTGTGCCATCTAATGACGTAACATTTACACGTAAAGCAGCAATCCCTCCTATATATATTTGATAAAGGTGCGTAGCATCTGTTGCTGTTTGAGATATTTCAGCAGTACAAAGGTCTGTAGCACCTATAGACACCCAAGGGCTACTATCTAAGTCAACTCTAGCTTGGAACGTAGCTGAAAACGTACCTTCATTTGATATATCAAATGCAATATTAATTAACTCCACACCGTCCATAGGTACATTATATGCAAAACCAGTAGATTCAGCAGTAGCACTATTATGGAAAACATGAAAACCAAGTGTTTTATTCATAATTAAATCCTCCTTAAAATTTTAGTTATATATAAAGCAATACAACAAAAATACTAACCATTAATGTTGAAAGAACTTCAAAATAAGCTGCAAAAACGTTATAGTTTACTCCTGATTTGTTTTATCTGTATTCTGCACAGTTGTTGTTGAATTATCAGTTTTATTTGCTGTAGATTCAACTGTTGTAAGAATTCCTTGTAAAATTTCCTTAAGTTTATCAAACCCAAACATAGCTGCGTAAGCAACCATCATTCCTACAACAACAGCAGCAACAACCATATACCATATGACAGTTACAGCAGAATATTGGCAGTATGCAAAGAACACAACCATTGTAAGAACTACAGAAATAACAACCGCTAAAATGTTAGTTGGTATCTTTTCCCATGTCGCCCGTTTAATAACTTCAACAAGCACATTAACGATTGCAACAAGTACACCAATAACTGTAATAAGCGTGGAAATGCTTGCAAGACTAATATCCATATTTATTCCTTCCATCAAATAAATTTATCTTTTAGATAGTTTATCCACATTGAAACACCGTGTTTGCGGTCGTGCTCATGTTTTCACCGCCTTATACAGTCGGCATCGTGTATTCGAGGTTAAGTGTAATGGTGGAACTGTTTTCGTTTGTGATTTCAACAGGGGTTGCAAGAACTTCGCGGTAAACAAGGGAAGTTAAATTATAATTTGAAATTGGCAAATAAATACCGACTTCTTTAATTGTCATAGTTGACCCGCTGGAATTTGTGCAAAGAAATGAAATTGTATTTGTCCACTTTTTTGTTTCAGAATTATATGCAGGCGCACCTACAACTGGCGTTCCTTTTGTCCATCCAGACGAAATAATAGAAGCAAGCGCATAATCGTCAAAAGTAACTGCCGTGTCGCCGCTCCCTAAACATATTAAACCAACAACTCCCGACCCACCTGTGCTACCATCAATACGCGTAAGTGTTGCATATCCAAGCGCATAATCATTTAAGTATGAGTAGTTGTTTAATTCTAACGCCGCAATTGTCCCTCCGCGCTGTTTGGTGTTCAGATGCCCGTCCCCAAATGTAGATGTGCCTGTATTTGTAACACCCATCGTCAAAAGAGCCAGCAAATTGTAGTAATTTCTTAAAAGCATTTTTATCCTCCTTATGTAGCACTAGCAAATGATACGTTGCCAGCAAAGCCGCTAAGTGATGCCGTGCCGACTATTGCCTTTGGAACTGCAACCGCAGACGCGAAGGAAACGGAAAAAGGTAATGCCCCTGCACTTCCACCACTAGCTATCGTTCCTATATCTGTTGCAAAATCAGAAAATCCGTCTCCAGTATTTACAGTACCACCTTTTGTTGTAATTGCTGTTGCTATATCGGATTTAGCTGTTTGAAGTGCTGTGACACTAGTTGCAATACTCATAACAACGCCTCCAATGCTTCATCAAGACCATCCAGCGTTGCGGCGATCTCGTCTATTGCTGCTTTTACGGTTTCGGCGGCTAACCCGCTTGCCGTGTTGTCGTAATGTATAGCGCTTGAAGGGGTTGTTAAATCAAGCGTTCCACCGTTGTTGTTTAATGTCGCCAATTTGCTTGCAGATATAGCGTCTATGTGAAGTGTTGCTCCTTCTGCGAGATTTACAACGGTGTCAATACACATAGATGCGCCAATATAAATCTCTGAACCGGCATTTATATTTATCGTGCCGCCGTAATTCTCGAACCCGATAAACTCTCCATTGCACTCATTGAAAGTATGGGTTCCTTCAAAATATCCGCCTTGGTTTGCGATAACGCCCTTTATGTTTGTCAAAACGAAATTGGCGTACCATAATGTACTTTGCCCTGAAACTTGTATAAACGCTCCGCTCACAGAGCAGGAAAACACCCAATTTTTGTTTTTTTCCGTATTGCAGTCACAAACGTCTATTACAAAGGCGCTTGTATAGGTTCCAGATGCATTTCCAGTTAGTTTCAGGTATCTGAATTTTACATGAAGTGCCGTTGTTTCAAAAGTCAAATTTCCACTTAAAATTGTATCCCCATAGCCCTCCAATGTTAAATAGTCCTTGTTAATTGTCAAGGCTTCCGTATAAACGGCTCCAGTAGCTATTTTAATACAAAACCTATTACTTGAACTATTACCAGTTATAGAATCCATAGCTGCTTGAATCGTTTTGAACGGAAGATTATACGTGCCAACCGCCGTGTAGGTATCAGTTCTTTTATTATCAACATAAATAACGTTTGTCGCACTTGTTAATTGAGTATTTAATTGACTAATTGACACACCAGCTTCCTGCAATGCTGCTTCTACTGTTGTGCCTGTGTAATACGACCCTGCATCTGCTATACCTACAAATGTAGCTGGGCCAAGCGCCCATGCACTCCATACTCCATCAGACTTATATCTTATTCTCTGATCTACATTCCCATATCTCCAAAGAATTTGATGTGCATAAGATGTTCCTATATTGGAGTTAAGATGCCAGCCAAACCATGAATGATCGCTATCTGGCGCTCCAGTTGCCCCCACTGCGCTAGAATAAAATCCTGTAACAGCGAGAGTGCTCCAGTTAGTTGTAAGTATACCACCATACTGATTATCTGGGTAAAACATTTTTGATTTTTCAGCATAAATACTTAAATCTTGTTCTTCTGTAGTAGGAATTATTTTAAATGGCATTTATATCACAACTCCTTTTAATAACACATTCCACTCCAACGAAAAATCTGTCCTGCACTACCTAAAACTTGAATACCAGAACATTTTATAAGATCGTAAGAGCAAGAATCTCCTGCTGGAATTGTAATCACATAATCTGATTCATATGGTTTTATGTATAATATTCCAGTTCCAACGTTTTCAATAAACAAAGAGTTTAAATTTCTTGTTTCTCCATCAACAACAAACATAATAACCTCATCTTCTTCAACAGTTGTATAATATTCTGTCAAAGTATCTGTAGCAAGTTGATAAGAAATAAACCCACTACTGTATAAATTTCCTATACTCATCAGTTCTTCATCTTCTTTCCTGTTATATCCAAATTATCTAAATATTTTATACCAGCAACACCTATTAAAATAGATTCTGCAATATCAGAATCACCTGTTTTTATATCTAAACTATTGCTTTCCCATTTTAATTGTATATTATATTTTTCTCTTACAATTTGTATAGCAGCTTTTTTTTGGTCTTCTCTTTTTCTTCCTTCTGCTTTTACATTAGCAAGTTTTCTCCAATTACTTGGCGGCATAGGTATAATTCCACAATTTTTTTCAATTGCTATACTTAATATTGTTCCTTGTAAAACAAGTAAATGTTCTGCAACTTGTTTATTTATTGTTTTAGATAAAGGAACATTTTCTATAAAAATATAATTAATATCATATTTGCATACTATGTCTTTTATATTTTTATACATATATTCTATTCGTTTATAAGGATTTTCATCAGAACTCCTTATTAATTCATATTTTTCAAATTTATTTTCAATAAAGACAGAAACACCCGTACTTTTTGTACTAGCATCAACACCAATTATATTCATAACTAAACGACTTCATGCTTAGGTGTTAACCCAATAGCAGTTTCAGTCATACGAATTCTAATTTCATGATCTCCAATAACTTTATCTTGTTCTTCTTCTTTATCCCATATCCTTTTATGAGATTCTGTATTTTTTACAGTTATATCAGAAACACTTTTCTGTAAATTGTCAACAATTGTTGTTAATTTTGATATTGTACTTGTAAGTTTAATAATAGGAGTTACTATAGATACAATAATACCAAGTATAACAGCTAGTGTTTTCCAGTCAATCAAAAAATACCACTCCTTAACATGGGAGATCATCTGCACGCATACTAATTTTCCCACGATAATTTTTATTTAAATTACATATTTTACAATATTCTTCATTTTTAAACCAATTTAAATATTTTGTAAATCCACTATTATTCTTGTCTAATAAATCTATTTGCCCACTATGCCCTATAACAATTGTTTTACAGTTATCAGAAATTCTTGTCAAAACCTTCCTAAGTTCTTCAATAGTAAAATTTTGGGCTTCATCAATAATAACAACTCTATTTTCAAATGTAGTACCTCTTAAAAATGTATGTGGAATAGCATCAATAAAATCATTACCATTTTTTTTATTCATAATATTACATTGAGCTATAGCAATCATAGGGTTCTTGCCAATTTTTGAAAGAGATTGATATAATGGTTGAAAATAAAATTGCGTTTTTTCTTCCAAAGTCCCCGGTAAATATCCTTGTTTTAATTCTTGTGTAGGGCTAACAATATACGTAATGCCCTCATACATACAATACTCAACGAGTATAACAGCAGTCCCAACAGCAATTAGACTTTTGCCCGTTCCAGCCTTTGAATCTGAGAAAATGATTTTAACATCAGGATTCCAAACAGAATCTTTAAAAAGTTTTTGTTCGTCATTTAAAGTGTATCCAAAAAAATTATCATCCAATTTTTCTGGAACATCTAATCTTGCTTTAAGCAAAATATATTTCAACCTCCATGACAAAAAGAAGTGGTGGAGTTTCCCCCACCACTTCTAATTTATTCTACAATATCTATATTTTCTATTTTTTGAGCTTTTTTTTGTGAAAAAACTTCTTTTAAAATATCAGATGGTAAGTGCATCAAATATAAATCATCATATGAGTATTTTGACGCACCTCCAACAAATTTACCATTTTTAAAATCTGCTTCATAGATAAAATCTGTTTTACCATCTACTCTTTCTGCTAGGAATAATGGCCTCATTCAGTTATAGAACCACTATCGTAAATATAAATATCCCAAAGCGTTTCTTGTCCACAAGCTTTTAATGCCTCGAAAGTAATATTATGGACAGCGGGTTCTCCATCAGCAGAAATATCAAGAGAGTATTCTTCACTAGCTTTAGCTTTGTAATAAATAATTACTCCAAAATAATCTACACCTGTACATGTATCACGGAATAATGTTTTAGCGTGCAAACGAACGTTTTTAGCAAAAGCGTTTGTAGCATTGTGTATTTGTTTAACATCAGTAATTGTAGGATAATAAATAACAAGGATGCGAGTGCCAACAGGAGCTCCGCTAGTAGCAAATGTTATTGTCTTTGTAGCTGTTGCATAAGCAAACTTACCAGTCGTTGCGCTAGTCGCTTGTTCAAGAGTTGTCCCTATAGTACCATCGTTATTAAGGATATAAACAAATCCAATTTCATCATTTGTAGTACCAGTAGCAGCATAAGTAGTTAAAACTTGGTCAGCAGTAGTAACTGTTAAAATTTCATCAAACGGTGCAGATGTAGAGCTAGTAATAGTAACAACGTTTTCACCAGTTTGAATTTCAAGCGCACCATCAGTAATAACTGCGCTACCTATAGCAAGAGAACTTTCCTTAGAATGGCTAAAACCAATAATTTTTGGATTACCAACGCCACCTTGCGCATAAACAACAGTACCATTGTTAGAAAATGTGCTAGTTTTTAAATCTTCAAATCTAGTAATAAGACTACCATCATCAAGATCAAATGCGTCAACAACGAAAATCTGTTGAACTGCATATTTTGAAGTAGCAACTCCAGCCAAATAAATCCCTCCTAAAAATTATAGCATCCAATCTATTTTATCAGTAATATTATCAAAATCTTTTTTTGAAATATTCCCAGAATAATATCCGTACATTGTATAATTATAATTCATAATTCTATTTATACGAATAAGTCCATCATAAAATTGATATAAATGCATTTTAAATATATTTTCATAATTAACACCATATTTTGTACCCCAAATTAAAGAAGAAATTTGACTAGACAAAACAGATTTTTTTTCTTTTTTTAAAAGTCTTGCTTGTTTTTTTCTTTCTTCCTCAATAATCATTTTTCTTGTTGAAGAATTTCCGGGATTATATTTTTCTTTTTCATCCCTAAAACTTATATCTAATAAAAATTTTCTAATTTGTATATAAACAGCTCTATCAATAATAACTCCATCTTTATTTTTTAAAAAAGCATTATTATTTTTTGTTACAAGTTCAAAATCACTAATACCAGTTATCCAATATAAATTATTAACAAAACTATCATTTTCTTTTAATTCAAGTTCTTTACAAAACAAAATAAAAATATCATAATTAGTTAATTCTGTGTAATCTATACCAATATCATAAAGTTGAACCATCAAATCAGAAGGTTTTAATAGAAAAATATTAAAAGCTTTTTCATAATTTTGTTCACCATATAAAAATATTTCTTGAATTGTTGGATGCCTTATTTCCATTTTACCAATTTTTAGAGATTTACCCTGTAACAAATCTAGTTTATCCATTGCAGTTTGTAACACCTGTATTAGAAAGTTTGTATATCATTTTATAACCATAAAACATATCTCCAAATTTAATTACTTTCGTTCCTGCGTTAATTATTTTTTGCATTGAAATTGTTGAAATTTGTTTATATGATAACATTTCATCTATTAAATTACACATTCTATATGGTTTTATTTGACCAGAATTTAATATCCATGTTTCTAAATGACAACCAACTTCAATAACTAAATAATCTTCTCTAAAAAATTGGTTTCTATTTTTATCGTAAGGATAAGAACAATCAATATATACATTTATAAATGTTTTTTGCTCTCCTACTGAAAGCGGGTCTTTAGGAACTGGAAATAAACGAGTCATTATAACGTCTTCCCACCTTGGAGTTGCAGAACTATAAGGATTTTTTGAATCATCACAAAGTAACTTTAATAATGTCGTATTGCCTCTTATTAATTCAAAAACTTTATTTGTAATATCTTCCCATTCAACAAAATACGACATATTACCACGCTCCGTTTAATTGGACTTCTACAATCTTACTATATAAACCACTTTGACAAGTAACATATATATGATTACTAGTATCCATTCTATTATTTTTTATAGAAAAATTATTACCATCAATTGTAGAAAAACTATAATACGAAGATGGTAAATTAGTTTCATATGAAAATGTAAAAGTATTTAACATTCTTACTCCATTTTCATATAAATAACATGAAAAATCTTGTTCTAAACCTTGAAGTATTTCTACAACACCATCAGAAATAGGATAATAAATTATTTCTATTTGTTCTGTTATTGAATTTACAACAGAGATACTTATATCTTTTTTTATATCTGTATTATTAGACATTTTTACAGTAATAACTGTATTCCCAATATCGTTTAAAGTTATAAGACCAGAATTATCAACAGAAGCAATATCACTATTTAAGGCAGACCATTCTATTGGCTCTTCTATAATAATTCCATTTATAAAAACAGAAGCAGATATTTGTATAGTAGTACCAATTATATTTTCTATAGAATCAATATCTGTTTCTATAACAGATGAAGCAACATCTGCTATTCCATTAACTAAATCATCTGTTTTAGGATTAACATAAGATGCTTCCATAGTAAGCTCTAAAACTCTAGCAGAAGAATTATCATTATAAAATAAATTCATAAAGTTATTAACACCAATAGAAACCACTCTGAACGAGACCCATGAACCCGGTCTTCCAAATAAAAATCTCTGATTAGCAATTATTTGTTCTGAATCTGAATTTAGTTGTGCATAAACAGTAGTAACTCCATTAATATATTTTAATTTTGATAAAGAAATATTTTTTTCACTATTTATTTTATCATCAAAAACACACGGTATAGAAATTAAATCCCCGTGATTATTATAAAATCTCAATGCGTTTGTACACATTCTAATTTTACCAATCTGCTCATAAATTGTTTGCGAATCTAATGCCACACAAAACCAAACAGATTTTTTTCCTGTTTTATAATAATCCCAACAAATATAATCTCCTTCTTTTAACACAGGAGTTTCAAAAGGATACATCTGTATATACTTATATCCAACAGTATTTTCCTTTTCTGTACCATCAAAAATCCAAGATTTATAAGTTGATAGTCCGTATGAATTTATAAGATATATATCCTGTAAAAAATCTTTAGTTGTAGAAGAATCTTGTACAATATAAACTTGTTCATAATTTGGACTAATTTCAAAACTATCAGATATATTACTTATAACAGCTTCTTCAAATCCATTTTGACCTATACTTGGACTACAATTAGTAGAAGCTATATAAGAAGAGGGGGAAATAGACATTAGACTCCACTTCCTCTCCCTGCTAAACCAGAATATTTATCAGTAGAAGATTTATAAGTATATTCTGATATTAAACTATTTAAGGTATTATACATTTGATTATTTACATTATCCACCATTGTTTGTATATGATTAGCTTGCGAGAAAAATCTTAGAGATTTTCCTGTGACAATATACTTCATAGCATTTTGATCAGCAGCAGACTCTTCTTTATATGGTACATTCATACCTTCTGATAAAATATTTTTTTCTCTATCATCTAAATCTTCATTAAACTCTCCATAAGTATACGAATATACTTTTATAGAAGAATTTAATACAGGAATTATAGATAAAGTAATTATATTTGTAAGAGAATCAAATGTATTATTAGTAATTAAAGTCTGCTCTCCATTATCAATAACATAAACAACAAAAATAGAATCTTCTTCTGGAACTGGGTCTAATAAAAATTCATCATCAGAACCATTCCCAATAAAAGTATACAAAGAGGTTTGTGGGTCAGTTCTATCAGTTAAATCTTTTAAACAATCATATAAAAAATATGATATAGAAAACTGTAAATACTTAAATTGCAAGCAATTTAATTCGTAACCATCAATATTAGCTAAACGAGGATCGTTTTTTATTACCCTATTTAATGTATATATATCGTTATAACTTGTAGCCACCACAACCCTCCTTCCTAATTAAACATTCATTTTAATCAAACTTTTATAAAGAGTATACGCCATTTTAAGTTCCATAGTGAAATATTTTTCAACAAATTCCCTAATATCATATGACATTCCATCTAATCTTCCTTCTCCGCTCATAACAACTATTTTGTAAAATAGAGTATGATAAACATTTGCATCAAATTTATTAGATGTTACGGAATCAAAAAAATCTTTAATTTTATTTATATCTTTTGTAAATAAAATATTAAATATCGTATCATCACTTAAATCAAACTTTTTTACAATAGAAAAATAATTATACATTTCATTATCTATAAAATAAAGAAGACATGTACTAAACATTTTTCTATTTTCACTTTTCTTTAAAATTTGTTCAACATCTTTTGAAGAAATCGTTAAAATTTCCCTAAATTTAATTTGCATGTCTAAATCCCCATTTGGGGACGATAAATTCGCCCCCATAATAAGGTTACATCCAATTTCAACAGAAAAAGAATCTGACTTCTTCTCTAATCTACGAATTTTTTTTGATTGTTCTTCATTAATAGAAACTAATTCTTTATTTGCGTTCAAAACAGCGTCTAATTTCTCTAGTATACTCTTTTCATCCATTCTACAAAACCCTTTCTATAATAAAATTTTAATTAACTAACTGCTTGAATACCAAAATGCGCTTGAGTAGCAATAGCAGCATCAAACGACATAAAATATTGATACTCTCTACGATTAATAGAATTAGTATTAGGAGTCGTGTTCATAACACGAATATAGTTTTCACGAACAAGTTTAACAGGTTTATCTCCAACATCAGCAAGAAGGAAAATCTTATCTGTAGGAAGAAGCATAATATTTGAAGCAGTATTATCATTAGCCCCAATCGCAGCAGCAGCATTAGAAGCCTGAGATAAAACAATATGCGGGATACCATAAGCAAGCCCAAGGAATCCAGTACGAAGAACCTCATCTTGGCTAACAAAACCATAAGAAGTAGTAGCAGTAACACCAAGTTTATTAAGCGCAGGGAGCGTACCGTAAGCGCGAACACCAGCGTTATTAAGTGCTTGTAAATAAGAAATAGTAAGAATATAATTTGCACCAGTAAAACTAGAACGATAAAGCGGTGTACTAGTAATAACAGTGTTATTTACAATCTGACTAACAGCAAGTTGATATTGGGCATACATAAGAGACATAACAACACGAGCAAATTCTTTACCCATGTCAACATCACCTTTAAGCATACGAATAACATCAATAGCAGCACCAGTGCTATAAACCTTAGGAGTAACAGTGACAGAAGTCTTTGCAACACCTTCAAGGAACGTGGTATTACTCATATAAGAGTTACGTTGAGCAATAGGAAGACCCTTTGTCTCTATTTCAAAAGTACAAGAACCACCAACATCAACTGTTTCTATATTAGAAAAAATAGAAAGAGCAGTAGAATCAGTTCTGGACATAACGCCAAGAAGAGTTTCTGCAACTATAGCATTATAAATGCTTTCAAAAGTAGTGTTATTAAAAGCGTTTAAAATATGACGCTTTTCAGTTATTTCTGGAATGCCAGCACGATTGCCACAATAAGCAAGCATAGCCTTACGAAGAGAATCGTTTTTCTCTGAGTAATTTTCAACAGAGAACTTAGAAACAAGACCAGAGCCGATATAATCACGATCCATCGCAGCCATTGTAAGCTCTGTAGCTTCTTTGATTATATCATTAGCATCAGATTCAGAATTAATACCAGAAAAATAAGTAAGTTCTTTATATTCAGCCATTATATTTTCCCCCTTTCCAATTAGTCTACAACGATAGCAACATTAGTAGCCGCAAATTGACCACCCATATTACCACCAAGACGGAAATTTTTATCAATATAATCGACACGAAGAGCGCTCTTAACGCCAGATGTGCGAGAAACTTTTACTGTAGGTAAATACGAAGCGTCAACAGGCTCAATATAACAACCCAAAGTAGTAGAGCCAGAAATACAATCATCAGAAATTTCAAAAGTAAGTCCCGGGACAAGTAAAATAGCAGTGACTACATCGCCAGCAATATAAGAATATTGCGTATAGTCAGGTTGTCCTTCCGGGCGGCGACCATCAGAAAGAGTCTCAAATCCATCATTAATAACAAGCGCCATTCTGACACCAAGATTTGCAGTAGCGGGTTTAGTAGCAACATAAACTTGATAGTTGTTAGAAATACCAGTATCAAGAGTAGTTACAGCAATAATGCTTCCAGCATAGATAGTAGTAGAAGCGGGCACTCTAACCTTAATCACAAGATAGTCAGGAATACGAGGATTAGCTGCCCTACAAACATAATTAGCCATTCAATACACTCCTTTAAATAACTTTAGTTTTATATTTTTTAATAATTTTTTTCATTGGGTCTGTTTGCTGAATATTAGGATCGAGATTAGAATCAAAAAACGGATTTATTGAAAATTTACTAATATTTTCAGGCTTTTTAACAAAATTCATAACTTCTTGTGCAACAGATGCTTTCATTTCTTCAACACTCATATCCTCTACTTTTGACATAAGAGAAGACAAAACATCTTCATCTAAACAGTGAGAAAATTCCTTAATAGCCATTTTATTACTTTCTGCATTTTCTTTTTTTACATATTTTGCAAGTTTTTCATTAACAGAAGCAAGTTCTTTATCTTTTTCATCCATTTTTTTTTGCATATCAGAACAACGAGTTTCAATCTCAGAAAATTTTTCTTTCATAGAATCATAATCTTCTATACTGAATTTTTCATCTTTTTTTTCATTGTCTTCTTTTTTAGGTTCTTTTTTAGTATCTTCTTTTTTTTCATTTTCTTTTCTGTCTTCTTCTTCGTCTTCTTTTCCGTCAGAAAATTTTTCTAAACTTAATCCAAGTTCTTTATAATGTTTTTCAAGATGAGCTTTTATTTCTCCGCTAAAAACACCAGACTGTGAAGCACGTTGATGCGCAGCTTGAACACCTTTTTCATCAACAACAAGTTCATCACCTTTTACAACATGATGCGGATATTTTAAATGTTCACTAGGTGCATCTTCGTACCCATCATCAACAATAAGATAAGCTTCTTTAAGAAGCGATTTGGAATTCTCGGCCTCTAAAAGGGGTTCGTAGAGTAATTTACCGGGGTTATCCCAAGACTCACTCTTAACCGCAGCTTCTTTTGTATTATTGATAGTAATTTTTTTCAATTTACCCCCTCCTTCTTTATTTTTTATTGCATCAGCATTACTACTGTTACAAACACTAGTTATCCATTTCTCGCCAGAATCACCACCATACATACTATATAATATATATTTAGTTGATGTTTTAGATAATCCTTCTCCATTATATTCAGACATAAATGAAAAAATATCTTTTAATTGATATTCATAAATTTTATTAGAAGAACAAATTTGTTTTACATTATTATAAATTTGTTTTGTACCACCGCGACCATATTTTTCTCTTAATAAAATTCCATTTTTCATATTATCTACAACATTTCTTGGAACATCAAAAATATCTTGTTTAGAAAAATATAAATAATTTTCTTTACATTCGTTTATATAATTATCTAATGAAAAACGAACAGATTTCATTTGTGTGCCTTCCATTGCTTCTGTAAACTTAGAACCTAAAGCAACAATAGATGTAATTGTAAATTTATTTATTTTAATGCTGCCATCAGGAAGACGTTCCCCTTTATCTATAGAAAATTCAACAGAAACCTTAACGTCTCCGTCACGCCTTTTTAAAATATCAGAAACATGTGGTAATAATCTTTTCCACACAACTGCCTGTATCCTTAAATACTGTTTTCCGTCTCTTTCTACAATTTTAGCTTTTTCAATAGCAGATTCAGGAATAACACCAAATGGCAAAATTCTATCTCTAGTTATAACATTTGGATATTCTTCTCTAAAATGTTCAAGAAAATCATTATATTTACTATCTAATTGATTATATTTATTATCAATTACACAATACATAGGCATATTTGCAAAAGAAGATACTGATTCTTTTATACACTCTTCATCTATAGACATATTATGCCTATTTAAACCCAAAAGAATTGCATCTACTTCATATATTGAAATATTATTATTTTCATAAAGCACTCTTGTAAAATCTACTTCATGTTGTAGTATTTTTTTTTCATCCATCAGTATCACCTCCTATTGGTTTGTTTTTACTCCATGTTTTTAACAAACTACTGAGTCGGTCACACTCGACAAAAACCCATGCAATTTTATTTGTAACATTGTTTCTATAAGAATATATATACTCACAACCATTTTCAATTAAAAAGTCTTTTTGATGTGGGCTAAAGCATCTATAAAACTTAAATTCAGGAGCAAGTTCATCAATATTTAAAACTCTCATAATTTAAACCACTTCTGACTATCTGAATCCATTTTTGAAATGTTGTCACCATATGAAACAGCTTTATCATATAACAAAATAGCATTTGAAATATATTTAGAATACTCTAAAGAAATCTCACCAAGCTTCCAAAAAACATTATAACAATGTTCAAGTTTTGAAAGATTTATTAACTCATTAAGTTGTTCGTTTGTTTCTATAGTCCAATCTAGTAACTGTTTCATCATTTCGATAACAGTAGAATAATCTTCTGTTGCACCTTCAACACCAAGATAAAAATAATCAACATTAAATTCATCTTCTATGTCATTTATTTTATCTGAAAGCAAAGGGTAACTATGTGCTAATTGCAAATGCACTAAATCAGAAAAAAGTGGCATAACAAATTTTATACTTAAAACTGCTTTCATTCTATCTAATTTTTTATTCATCCAAAAAAAACGCATAGACATTTCGTCCATAGAACTTGAAAGAACGTCACTAATTAAAACATTCATCGTATCACCTCTTTATAAGCCAGCGTCTTCTACAACATCTGACGCTTCTGATCTATCTATATCTAACTTCTCTGGAGCACCTTTGTCTCCAGATTGTGTAGATGCTATTGAAATTGGTTTCATCTTATCTTTTATACCTAATTTATTTTCAATAATAAATGCATTTTCTATATCAAATGGTTCATATCCTAAATACGAATATACATATGATACAGGAGCATTTGAACCTTGGAAAAGCTTAACTGCATTTTGTTTTTCTTCATCCTCATATAATTTATTTCCATGAAAAACAACATGCCAATCAAATTGATTTCCACATTCTGTTTTTAAAATCCAATTTACTAAATTTTGCATACTTGCATATAAACTAGCACTAGCATAAGAAAACAAAGTATATGAAGAAAGTTTTAACGCAGCAGCAGATTTTAACTCAGAATTAAATAATGCATTAGGTATTGCAGAATAATCATAAAAAGATTTATTTGAAATATTTTGCAAAGCATCCATAATACTTGTTTGGTCTGCATTTATAGGAGCTTCTGTTTCAAATGGACTAGAAAAAGCAACAAAATTTTCTGGGAGCGAACCTTTAATTGCATCTATAATTTGTGTAGCTTCTTTATATGTTATTTGCATTTTCCCAGTTGAAGAATTTAATGGTATTTTAAATGATAAAACACGATATAAATCAACAAGAGCTTTTTGCTTTATTAAATCTCTATATCCAATAGAATCCATAGCGCCTTGTGCAGCACCTATCATTGGTGGAACTTTTAACGGTCTAGCAGAATCAAAAACACAACACCATCCTTCAAACGGAGAAACAGGATAATATTGATATGGTACTAAAGACGAAACACTTCCGTTTACAAGTTCTTCTCTTTTTTTACAAAAAAATTCATACGCTTTCCAAAGCTCAGGAACCTGATTTCCACTAAAAGCAAATCTATCAAAATAAGTTAAATCTATAGCAAATAAATACCCATAAGACCAAGAAGATGTTATATAACAGAAATCAGTAGGTAATTGTAGTAAATCAATAGTATCTGCTGTTTTACTAAACCAAACAAAAGCCACTCCTTCTTTACAAACTTTACTATCTAATTTCCTTATCTGATATGGTATGTTAAGTTTACGTAATGTTTGAAGAGCTTTTTTATAACTTTTATCAAATTCTTTGCTATCTATGCTGTCAGAAAGACTTTGTGTTGCACATCTTAAATCATAATTATACGATTTTATATCAGATAATAAACTAACAGCTCTTCCGTATTGCGCAACAGCATTTTCAAGATAACTAGAAAGCCTACGCAAGTTAATACTATAAATATCAGGACTCTGTAACCATGAAGCTAATTGTTCTGTTGTAGAAGATTCTGAATTAAATCCTATTTTCTGTTCTAATTGTTCGCTCCAAATAGGATTGTATAATCCATTACTAGACAACATGGTTGCTAAATTTGTAAGTTCTTGCATACTAGTAGTTATCTTTTTTGATATATTTAAAGACCCAATATCGCTTTTAATATATTTATAAAATTCCCCAATTGTTTCTCGTTGTTCTAAAGTAATATTTTTGGGAGGTCTTCCTCTCTTCTTTTCTGCCAATCTAACACCTCCTACCTAAAAAAGTTTTTATATCCTATTCTACCATTTGTTTTTTGTCTTGCATTCAATAAATTAACAGCAAGAGTAATGTCTGTGTCTTCGTCTCCTTTTAAAAACTCATTATCTAACAAAGAAGCATAATAATTTAAATAAATTAAAGAAATTATTCTATCTTTTGTAGACTTCTTTGGTTCGACAAGTTTAAAATTACCACCAGACACATATACAGCCAATGACAGAGCTTCGTTAATTAATTGATTTGTTTGTTCAAACGGTGCTAAAAGCCAAGGTCTTCCTCCATACTCTTGCGCGCCATCTGTAAAAAATGAAAAACCAATATCTTTACTAAAAAATCTCTCAGCATCTTCCGGCTGTACGAGAAACTTTATCATACCAGTTTTAAGTTTATCCCTAAATCCAATAGACATTAAACTATTTAATTCTGCTGTAGCCTGTATAGGATATATACAAGGAATAGCAAATGGAGATATTGTTTGATACATATACTCTTCATATTTATTAGATATAGTATCGTGATAAGCAACTGTAATAGCTGGATATTCTACTCCGCGTTCTTCGTCTTTTATAGAATCAGTCATAATCTGAAATATAGAAGAGCCTAGATTTCTAAAATCCATAACAAGCATATCTGAATCAAAATCAGACATTAATTGTCTAATTCTTAACGCTTGTTCTGGAGCGCCGACACCATTATGTATTTCTATATATACAATTTGTCTCTCATAACCTTTTGTTTTTGTTGGAATTAATCTTCCGCATATAATTGATGTATTATCAGAATTTTTAGCAGCAGAAGAAGCTAAGTCAGCAGCAATAATACGTTTTTCTCCCGGAACTCTTGGCATTAAATATTTTTGTTTTTTTGTAACAAACTCTTCTGATCTCTTAGGATAAAAAGCATTTTTTAATACCCTAGCAGAATCAAACGCCTCATAGCTAAAAAACGCATCTTCGCTTATACCATATGGTATATTTTGATATTCACATTGAAATGTAACAAAATCAGATGTTTTTTTATCCCCTGCAATTTCCCTAGCTGATTTAATATGATGTTCAAGGCTTGTAATATAATCAAATGCTAAAAAAGAAATATCTTCTTTTTTTTGCAATCCACTTTTATCTCCAAAACACTTAATCCATATTTGTTGCAATGTATACTCATACCACCAATTTTGTTTTAACCCAGAAGAGCTTATGCTTATCATTTTAGCTTCTTCTATTAAATGAGAATATTGTGGTAATGATCTAAATTGTGCTGGTCTTATGTATCTCATAGGCGAAATAACACTATCTAATAAAGATTTTTTCTTTATAGCGTTACATTCTTCTCTTATAATACAAGACGCACGCTCACCCCTAGAACCATCTGATAATGCAACAACTTTTATTTTACTCATATTTCTAAATTCAACAATACGATTATTTTCATTTGAAATAATTTTTATTATTTCTCTTTGTATATTAGGATATTCTTGATAAAAAGAATCTATTTTTCCAATAATAATACTGGCTTGTTTTTTTGTTGAAGAGACTATTACAATTTCACTTTTAGGATATAATACACCTATAGCTATACTAGCTAGCCCAACAATCCATGACTTAGCTGTAGCACGAGCTGCGCATACAGTTACTTCGCTAGAAATTCCTATTTCATACAACATCATTTCTTGATATGGATATAAAGTGCTTATTTGAAAATAATGTTTAATAAATAATGGCAAGTTTCTTCTATATAGTGTTGTCCAGTCTTTTATCCTTTTTAATCTGTTGTTTGTTATTTCTCTTTTTTTTATAATACATCTTGGCTTTTTCATTATGTCATATTTATCTACAACTTTTTTATTCGCCATTTTCTTCTTCTTCTGTATCTAAATCTATTTCCTCAGAAGAAGAACCTTCTTCCATTTTATCTGCAATAACCCTAAAGTCTCTTTGCATACCAACATAATTTTTTAAAGCCCTTCCAAAATGTCTATTTACATATTGATCTATTCCTTCTATATCTTTAAATAGTTTTTGATTTTCTATCCATTCAGCAGGAGTAAAAGTTTCGATATCCTTTAACCAAACACCATATGCGTTTGCACTTTTATTGCTTGTGTTTTCTTTAAGTATACCCGGAGAAACAGCAGCTTTATCCATAATCATTGTAAGTGTTTCTAAGTCTTGCTTACTTATGTCTTGTCCTTCATTTCTTTTTCTCCTTATTTTAAGTTCTTGTAAACATAATTCTTTTATTAATATAGCTACAGATTTTTCTTCTGTATCTTTTGTTTTAGCCCAGTCATTATATTCTCCTTCTAAAAACGAATATTCTTCTTCTGAGCATCCAGTTCCCCATTTTATTTCTAAGGAAGAAAATTTATTAGAATATACATTTTCTATAACTTCTGTTATTGGCTTTTCTGTGCTTCTATCCTCATACCCTTCTGGCCTATCACTAGAATACAAATCAAAAGATAGATCAATATTTTTATTATCATATTTTGTTCTAAGAATAGCAAAATATTTACCAAAAACAGACATATTAGAATTTGTAGCTATTGTTTCTATCTCTTCAACTGGCGTAGAATCATCATCTTCAAAATTTATAGCACTAACAACATTTTGCATATTATTTTTTTCTAACATTCTCATTAATGAAGAATAAACATCAGAAGAATATTTAATATTAACACAATGACAAACTTCATAAATTGCTATATCAATTCTGCTATGTGTTTTATAAAATTCATTAAATAAATGATTTACGCATTGTGTACAAATAGATAATTTACCATCAGTATCTAAAAAATCATAGCTTTTATAAAATTTGTTAATTCTTTTAGAATTCGTACAATAACGACAAACCTTTGTTTCATTACCCGTTTTTCTACTATTGTTTATTTCTCCAGAAACATTTTCTTTATTTTTTTCTATAATTTTTTTTGGCATCATATCACCGCCTTCTATAAACAGAAAAACAGCCTATTAATAGGCTGTTTTTCTCAACTATAATTTAATATTATATTCAATTGTTTTCCCATATCCATTTGTTAAACCAATTATGGTTGCCCCCGGGCATGAAGTTCTATTTAACGAAATAGAATAATCATCTATACCAACTATGCTCGGAACTCTAATTACTCCTTGATTAACACCAACTGTTTCAAATTCAGAATGATGTAAATGACCAGCAATTAAAAAATCAATTCTTGTATTATATGTACCAGAAATATCACGTATTGCTCTTCCCATATCTTTCATTTCACCATGAACACCTAAAACATTATATCCAGAAATAGTATCAAATATTAAATCTGTTTTATTGTCTATAAATTCAAAATTAGGATTTTCAAACATCCTTACTTTTATATAAGACGAAACTATTTTACCCATATTTTCATCTTTAAAAGCACTCCTTGGTTGATTAAACATTCTAATTTCAGAATGATTTCCATTTACCATATGAAATTTAATTGAGGCATATTTAGATAATTCATTTAACCATGCAGAAATAAATTCCATATATTTTACAGTAGAATCAACAACTCCATATCTTAATTTCATAAGTTGACCAATTCTTATCATACCATCTGTAAAATCACCCATAGAAAAAACATTAACAAAAGAAACATTTTCTTTTCTCAATATCGTTATTGTTTGTTCTAATAATTTCCACATTCTAGCTTCAAATATTTCTGGGCTATATTCATTTAAAATTTCTCCATGTAAACCTAATATTTTAAATTCACAACCAAAATGTTCATCACCAAATAAAAGAGAAAATTCTGTATCGTTTTTTTCATATGGAATACATATCTTTGGAGGTTCTAATGGAGTTATGCATGAAATGGAATCAGTTATTTTTTCTAAAATCAATTCGTCTCTTGCATTTTCTCTTAACCATTTAGAATATTCTAATTTTTCAGATTGTAGCTTCCACCGTTCTTTTTGTATTTCAGTAGATTTATCTTGCATAGGACTTTGTGCTACTTCTTTCGCACAAATTTCTTCTTTATGATTTAAATACGATTCGTATATTCCTTTAGCTACTTTTCTAAAATGGTCAACAGAACAACTTAAATCTAACAAATCAATTATTTCTGCCCACTCAATATCTATTTGACCATCAAGTTTCATTATTATTAAACGTTCTTTATAATCAAAATCGCTTTCACTCTTTGATTTTTCTATATTAAAATCCATATAAAAACCTCCAAAGAATTAATTTAATCAATAATATCCACGCCCTTCTCTTTACATGCATAAAAGTATTTAGTATATAACTCTCCTAATAAATCATCTTTTAAAATTATATTTTCATATTGATTATGGAAATATTTATGAATATTTTCTTTTGTTTCTCCGCTTTTTTCCATTTTTTTAACTTCTTCCCAGATTGGAGCAACTAAAAAATAATATCTACGTCTTTGTTGAAATGTTGGATTAAACCATTCAAAAAATAATTTATTTCTTTTAGAATTACTTTTCTTAATTATAAATCCATTTTCGTCTATTAAAACATTTTTACCTAAAGACATAATATCTATAATTTTTTTATCAACAATATTAGATGCTTCTTCCCCATTTTTAGGTTTCCCGTCTATATATTGAAAATATTGCTTGAATTTATCGCTATTTTCAGACATATTACCCCTATATAGATCATATACAACTTGCTCGAATTCTATAATTGGTATAAAATTACCATATGACCAAATATTGTAATCTTTATAATAATAAAAAGATGGGACTTTTTCTGGAACCCATTGTTGTTTTATTTTTATGCCATTCATATCAACATTTTTTCTCATAGTTATCACAGCAGCTAAAGCATATGTAAATTCATCAATAACATCAAGAATGTCATTAAGCCTATATCCTGTTTTTTTTGAAATCATTCTAGCAATTTCATATAAAGGAAAATTTTCAGCGACAGGATAATTTTTAGGGTCTTTTTTCTTTTTTATTTGTCTTATAAAATTAATAACTTTTCTAGAAAGCATAAAAAAACTCCCTTCTATAATTTAATTTTTGAAAATTTCTTTAAACAATTCTTCAAAATCTTCATTTCTACAAATAGAGTATTCTCCATTATTAGTTATATGATGTAACATTTTAAAAGGCATTCTTTTTTCTTCTCTTTTTTGTATTAAAAATTTATTATAGGATTTTTGTTCAAATCCTTCAATAAAACCATAAGTTATAAGAGGTTTAAAATATCTACGATATAAATTTGTTTTATTAATATTAATCCATTCTGCCATAGTAGCAACTCTTATTTTAAAAACACCATTATCTTTACTATGTATTTTAGCATATATTAATAAAAACAAAGCAACTTTTTTTGAATTTTCAAAATCAGCAACAAAATTAATTCTATTGATATCATCCTGATTTATTTTTACATCAAAATTATCGACTAGTTTTGTTTTTGTTAAAAAAGCATTATCTATATTGTTATTTATATCTTTAAAATATAAATTATTTTCTTTTAACCAATATAAAATATTCTTTTTTACATCTATTTGATTTAACCCCTGTTGTTTATAATATTTTGAAATAAAAAAAACACAATCATCAAGAGCTGTTTTTGGTATTTTTTTACCACTCAAATAAGACCTTACCATTTCTTCTTCGTTAAACAATAATTTTACCCCCATGACAAAATATCATGATTACTGCATAATGACTATTAATATTTTATTCGTTATATAATGGATAATCATACAATAAAAATGAATATCTTTTTCCTAAATATTCATAACAACCAGAATCATCTTTTTTAGGTATAAAAATTTCTTTTTGTTTTATATTTTTAATAATACCATTTGGACATACAGCCCAAATAAATTTTTTACTTCTTTTAGAATATTTTTCATAACATAATTTTATACAAATATCTGCAAGAACACTTTCATCAGAACATATTTTTTCTGCAACAGATTTATATTTATTATAAATACCATTCCAATTTATATAATAATTCATTGCAGAATTTTTATCCCAAGCTTTTAGTTCTTCTTTAAATTCATCGTATCTATGTAGTTTTTTTTCAAACAAAGAAAGATATTTTATTTGTTTATTAAAATCTATATATAAAGACTCAATTTCTTTGAAAGTGTCATTTTCAATTATTTCATTACCGCTATACATAATTGTATAATCAAATTTCAAACTCTTTTTCCATTTAATTTCTTTATTATGAAATTTTTCTATCATAAAACATAATCTATTCATATTACTTCCATAACTTTTATGAAATTTATAATTACTATTTCCCTTTTCCATAGACTCATATGTCCTATTATAATAATCTCCGGCATAACGCATAAAATAAGGAAATGGTTTTGAATACTTTGCAATATGATATGGTATTTGCATTATATATCCAGTCTTTGCATAATCTATAGCAAAACTATTAACAATTGATAATATATCAATATATTTCATATATTTATTTTTTGTTTCTTTTGTTTTTGCAAGTTTATTATGATAACATGTAGCTGCATTAGAATCTTCCCCTATTAAAGATACCAACGTCCTACAAACTAAATCAGCATGGGCTTCTTTTGAAATATTTTCTTTTAATGCAGTAAGTTTTTCATCTAAATTTATTACTATTGGACAATCTTTATCAACACCAAGTTTCATTATTGGCTCGTCTATAAGTAAAATTAAGTCACCATCACAATCTGCCCCATTCAATCTAGCGTAAGATAATCCATATCCATTTATCATTACAGTATTTACAAGATTTCCACAATATTTATCAACAATATCGTTTTTTACTGCATTAAGAATTAAATGTTCACTTCTACATATATGTGGGTTTCTTTCTATAAGATATTCTCCATTATATCCGATAGAATAACATTCACCATCTTTAAAAACTCCAATTGGATTTTTATTTCCACCAATCCATTCTAAAAGCATAATTAAATCTGGAACTAAAAATTTATAACAAGCTTTTATATATATTTTACCACATTTCATCTTATCTATATATTTATGTATTTGTTTTTTTATAAAATTTCTAACACTTTCTTCTTTTATCATTTCTGGATTTTTAAGTATTGCTTTTGCATAATTATTTATTGGTTTAGGTTTTTCTCCAGTTAATCCTAAAAAACAATATGTATATAAATTATCTCCATTTACTATTTTTTCTACCCAATCTAAGCTTTTATCTGATAAAAGTTTAAACTCGTCAAACGACAAATCTAAATCTTGTAATATTTGATAGTTTGCTCTAGTATAAACAGGTTCTCTTTCTTTTGTAAAATTCCATTTTGCGATTCCTATACAATGGTTATATTTATAAAATTTAGACCAATACATGTCCCAATCTGAATATGTCCCTGTTTTATTAAAATATTTATATCCTTTATACATTGATTCAGTAAATATAATCATTTTTTCTTCTACGCTATACCATTTACCCCAAATATCTTGTATGAAATCTATGCCATTATCTTTAAAATATTCAGTATAATTTACTTCATGAGTCATTCCTTTAGAATACGGCAATCTCCACATAATAGAAGTCGGCCTTTCTTCTATATGAAGAAAATCTTTTATTTCATCTGTTATATCTGGATGATGTATTCCAGCACCATCAAAAACATTTAATGGAACATCTTTAATTCCTTCTTCTATATCATGTGTTTTCCATATTTTATTTTCGCCAGTATTTTTGTCTATATACGAAGTTTCTTTTTCAACTAAATATTTTATTTTTTGATTTTTTATTTCTTTTTTATAATCTGGAATAATAATTATTTTTGGATAATATCCATCCAAACAATGGCAAGAACTGAACATAAGACCGCGATAAGCGTACCATTTACTTAAAACAGTTTCTTTTATGTCTAAATCCATATTGACAATCGTATTTATTTTTGATATAATAGAACTGTCAATAAATCCTAATATAGCATTCCTAGTCATACTTGCACTACGCTCACTAATTGTAAAATGAGTTTTATTTATATAAAATCCATTAAGAACAAGCCTTTTTATTTCTTCTTTTCTACTTTTAGCTCCATTACAATCAACAAAAACAATATACTTATTGAATTCGCTAAAGTCATTTGTAATAATTCTAATTTGTCTTAACATCATACTGTCTTGCTGACGAACATAATAAAGTTTTTTATCTATTTGTATATTATATTTAGAATTAAAAATCTCTATTACAGGAATTTTTAACACAGAATATAGTTTTGGTGCAAACACTAAATTTCCTCTTTTTCAATATAATCTACAATTCTAGTTAATATATCATGAATTGTCTCATCTATGTTGCCATTATTATCAACAACAAAATCAACATCAAAATCTTCATCAATATTTGTAAATATTTCTTCGTCGCTTTTTTGTTTTTCTAAAATATATTCTTCTGTATCGCCTCTATCTAACTGTCTGCTATAACGAACCATATCGTCACAGTCTACATAAAACGAAATAAAATCAAAAATATCTAATTCAGAAAGCTCTTCAAGACCATTTACATCAACAATAATAATATTTCTTTTATTTTTTAACATATCGTTTTTGTTTATGCCGTAATAACCTCCTGCATAAAATGTCTTACAAACAATAAGACCTTCGTTAACCAAGTTTTCAAATTCTTCTAAACTAACAAAATTATAATCTAAACAATCTGTTTCGTTATTTCTTTGTTCTCTAGTTGTTGTGCTAATAATTTTATTATATCCCCAAAAATCAACAAGCTCTTTACATATTTCTGTTTTCCCCGAACCACTCTTCCCAATAAAAACAAGGTTCATTAAAATTCCTCCCAATAAAATCAATAATTTGTAGAATTTCTTTCCATGTGTTTACAACGTAAATATTATTAATACCATCTGGAACTTTCTGCCATTCAAAATTATTGTAATTCTTAAATAAAATTTTTATACTAGCATTTGTTTTTTCTAAACTATCATATCTATCATCTATTTGTATCGCATTAAACATATCAACTTTTGATTTATCAAACCCATCGTCAAAACCTAATCCAATAAAAGAATATTTAATCTTAAAAATCTCTTTTATTTTCTTTTCCTTTTTTCTTAAATTTTCATCTGTCCCTTTTGTGCAAAAATATACATCATGTCCCTTCAAAACAAAAACACTTTCTTCAAATATTTGTACTTTATCAAAAAATGTATCATCTTCAAATAAAGATAAAACATCACCATCTGTTAATTGATTGTAAACTGATGTGTAGTTCCAGTCCTTTAAATCTTTTTCACTTTTATTTAATCCATATTTTTCATTCAGCATTTCTATAATCCTTTTACTTGATTTTAAAACAGTATCGTCTATATCACAAAATATCTTCATAATTTATATACACCCCCTTTGTATATAATATACCACACTTTATTCAATTTGTCAAGTCTTTTTTCAATTTTGCAAAGAGCAAATTTTCTATTAGTATTATAACTGTTATATAACGTATATAAGGTATATATTATATATAAATATATAATATATATATAATAATAATATAGTATATATATATATATTACATATATATATATATCTAATATAATATATAATGTATATATAAAATTACTTCATTTGGTGAATAAAATATTAAAAAATACTTTTCTAAATTTGCAAAGAGCAAATTCGTAAAAACACTTGACAAAAGTATTTTTATATGCTATATTAATATCAAGATGATTGGAGGGTTGCTGTATCATAGATTCTGTATGTAAAAAACTTAATGAAGTTTTTTTTGAAAGATTGGAAAAAATAAATGCCATTCTTGCAACACAAGTAGAAGGATTTATTTATTCATCGGATGGAAATATAAAAACAGTTACATTTTCAGGATTGCTGGTTTACATAAACGAACAAGACGAAGAACCAGAGCCAGAAACAGAAGAAGAATTGATAAAACTGATTTATACAAATACAATAAAAACATTAACTCTTATTGGTAGGTGCTTACAATGAAAATTATTATGATAAGTGGAAAAGCAGAAAACGGAAAATCAACAATTGCAAATATGGCAAGAGAATATTGTGACTCTATTGATAAAAAATCTATTGTTGTTGGTTTTGCAAGTTATTTAAAATATATAGCAAAAATATATTTACAGTGGAATGGTGAAAAATCAGAATATGGAAGAAGTTTATTACAACAAATAGGTACTGATTTTAGAAGTTTAAATAAAAACTATTGGGTTGATAATATTATAAATATACTGTTTGTATATCAAAAAAAGTATGATTATGTCTTCATTGATGATAATAGATATATAAACGAAATAGAGAGAATGAAAGAATTTTTTGGCCCATGTGTTTTTACCATAAGAGTTAATCGTCCATCTTTTGAAAATAATTTAACTGTAGAACAACGAAATCATATTTCTGAAACAAATCTTGATAATTATAAATTTGATTATTTATTATATACAAACTCAATTGAAGAAAAAAGAAAACAAATTATTAGAATAATGGAGGGTTTTGAAAGTGGCAAATACTAAAAAACAAGAGGTTTTATTTGAACAAACTGTAGAAGACAGTTTGTCAAAAAAGGAAGTTGTTGAATGGGGAAATAAAATATATACAAAAATTCATCAAGATAAAAACAGTGAAACATATATTTCAAATCTTCCAACTGGTGTTGTTATTATGTATATTTCATCTATACCAAACACAGTTTATGTTCCAAATGTTAGATATAGTTTTGAGGAAAATAGATTTGAAAGACTTTAATTTCCCATTTAAAAAAATATATGGGAAAATAACAAATATATCAGATAACGGATTAATAACAATAAAAGCAATTTCAGATGAATATATTGATATTAAGAGAAAAAAGTGTACAGATGTTGAAATATTAATACAAGATGGAAGAAAAATTTCACAAAAACAAAGAAGTGCAATATGGTCATTAATAGGAGAAATTGCAGAATGGCAAGGCGAAACAAAATCAAAAACAATGAAAGATATGATAAATTCTGCAATGAAATTAGGTTTTCTTTATTCAGTTGGCGAAGATGAAAAAAGTAATTTTAGTTTATCAACAACAACAACTGCAATAGCAACAGCGTATCAAGAATATTTAATACAATTTATTGTTGAAAATGAAATATCAACTAATCTTATATTAAATGAACTTACTACAGACATAAATAGATTTACATATATAAGTGCTATAAATAAAAAATGCGTTATCTGTGGAGCAAAAGCAGATTTACACCACGTAGAAAGAGTTGGAATGGGAAGAAATAGGAATGAAATAGTGCATATTGGCATGGAATGTTTGCCTTTATGTAGATTACACCATAATGAAGCTCATACAATGGTAGATAAAGAATTTTTTGAAAAATACCATTTAGATGGTGGAATAAAAATAGATAAAGAAATTTCTAAAATATATAATTTGGGGTGATATTTTGAATGTTAGATTTTTTGATGAAGAAAATGACTTGTCGTTTATTACAGAAATAGAAACAGACATAATGCCAAAAGAAACAGAGCAAATTGTTGTTGATAATAAGTGGTATATTGTTACAAATATTACAAAGATATACGATAATAGCGATTCATATATAGACATTTCTTTAAATGTTATATAAGCTTTATAAAATAAAAAACATAGAAGAGTATGCAATATTTTGTTATTATAATAATGTCATAGAAACAACTTATACAAAAGATGGTAGTTTTCTTTGTAAATGTTGTAATAAAAAATATGAAAAACAATTATTATTACTAGAATTAAATTTATCAATATATAATTATGATATTAAAAAATTTAATAAAATAATAGATATAATAGAAAGGACTGTAAAACCTATTGACTGAAATAGAACTAGAATATTTTAAACAAATTAATAAATCAATTATAACAATTGATTACAAGGAAGCAAGAGATTTTTTGTTTATAGTTCAATTACTTGATTTACCAAAAGAAAAAGTAAATGAAGCTTATAAAAAATGGTGTAAAGACTATAGAGAAATAAATAAAGATTTGGATATATTTGAAAATGAGGTTTAAAAATATTGATTTAGACAACGGTGATAATATAAAAATATTAACAATTGATGGTAAATTTATTTCTGCAACAATAGAAAATAATAAAATTATTTCAATCAGCGGAGAAGTTAAAGAAGAGAATATATTAAAATTTGAAAAAGAACAATCGTTAGAAAAAAACAAGCCACAATGCAAATTATGTAAAATTAATAGGAGGTAAATAAATGTTTTTTTATAAATCACATACAGGCGGTGTATATGCTTGCAATAGATTCTTACTTGAGGATGAATTAACATGTTGTTTTTGTGAAGGGAAAGATAGATTGTTAGGATATGCAGAAAATATAGAAGATGCAGAATATGTATTAAAAAAGACAACAAAACATGACTACAATTACATACAAACATTTGTATACTGGGTATTTGCTGATTAAATGAAAATAATTAATCCAAGTTACGAAATAATCACTCCAATTGATGGTAAATTTATTGTAAAACATATTGAAAAAGCAGCTAGGACTTGTTATAAAAGCGAAGGTAAAATAACAGAAAATAGCTATGAACAATTTTTGTCTGGGGTTATAAAAAGTGGTCATGAATCAGTTCTTGAACATTTTAGTTTCTCTATAAGATTTATTATAGATCGTGGAGTTTTAGCAGAACTTACAAGGCATAGGTTAGCTTCTTTTAGTGCTGAAAGCACAAGATATTGTACTTATAGCAAAGATCAGTTCGGAAATGAAATTACAGTTATAAGTCCTTGTTTTTGGGAAAAAGACTCTGTCCAATATAAATTATGGGAATGCGCTTGTTCAATGGCAGAAAATAGCTATATACTTTTAATTAAAAACGGTGCAAAGGCAGAAGAGGCAAGAGATATTTTACCACTTTCTACAAAAACAGAGATTGTCGTTACAGCTAATATAAGAGAATGGAGACATATATTACGATTAAGAACGTCTCAAAGAGCACATCCACAAATAAGAGAAGTTATGTGTCCATTATTAGATGATTTAAAGAGTAAAATACCGGTGTTATTTAATGATATTTCATATATTTGAGTATCAGATATTATTATCTTGATATAAGACCACTATTTTATTTATTTTGGAGGAATGTTTATGGATTTATTTAATTTTCTTTCTTGGGAACCAGCAAATTATCATTTTTCTAGAAACGTTTTTGATATGCGACCATATCAACTTATAAAAAGTGACAAAAAAACTACTATTGTTTTTAATGCGCTTGGTATAAACTCAGATGATGTAAAAATCGAAATACGCCGTGACGGAAATAAAGATTTTTTATCCATTAGAGGTGAAACAAAATTAGAAATTGCTGAAAAAACATATTCTATAAATGCAGACTTTTATGTTAATCAAGATGAAATTGATTATGTTAATTGGAATTCCAAAAATGGCCTTTTATTTATTGAAATTTTTTGGAAAGAATCAACACCAAGTTCTGTAAAAATTAACAGAAAGTAATATATATGCCCTGTATAGTGGTCGCAGGGCTTTAATAAGGAGGTTAATATGGCAGCTAATTATTATATTGACAAAGATAAAAAGGTTATTGTGTGTAAAATTACAAACTGTTCTTTTGATGTTATTAATCTTATTAGAAAACTTGAAAAAAATAAATATTTGTTTTTTAGTGAAAAAGAATTAGATATGTATTATATTAACGATTCGTATGTTGGTAAGGTAGAATGTAAATCTGGAGACATATACGATGAAAAATATGGTAAAAAGTTAGCAAAAGAAATAATGTTAAAAAAATATCACGCAGCTAAAGATAAAGCACTCTTAAGATATATTAATAATTATTTAAACAAAACAGAAATCGCTATAAATTATATGTCAAAATTTACTAAATCAGAATAGCAATCTTTGTATAGTGTTACACTTGACAAACATATAAATATGTGATATAATACAGGAAAATAAAGGAAACGGAGAAATATTTTGTGTGGCGAGTTATGCTAAATGGTAAGCAACCTGATTTGAAATCAGGCGAGGATAAAATCTTTCAGAGTTCAAGTCTCTGGCTCGCCGCCAAAAAAAATAAATCATGAATTTTTATATTGCTGACACACATTTTCGACATGAAAATGTTATTAAATTTGATAATCGTCCATTTGAAAATATGATAGAAATGGAAAATAAGATTATAGAAAATTGGAATAATAAAGTTAAATCGTCTGATATGACTTATATTTTAGGAGATTTTTGTTGGTCTAAAGATGAAGATGTTTGGATTGAAATCCTTATAAAATTAAACGGTCAAAAAACACTTATTAAAGGAAATCATGATTTAAAACAAATATCTTCAAAACTTAAAAATAAATTTTCTGATATAAAAGATTATAAAGAAATAAAAGATTCTGGATATGGAATTACAATGTGCCATTATCCAATTATGTTTTATAAATCATCTTATAATCCAACAAACTATATGCTACATGGTCATTTACACAATACTAAAGAACAAACTTTTATTGAAAAATGGAAAAAAGAAGTAAAAGATTCACATTTTTTACGATCTGATGCATGTGGTAATATTATAAACATTGGATGTATGATGTACTATATGAATTATACACCAATGACAATTGAGGAAATTATAAAAGGTGTGGGTGTCTCCTAAAGGTATGGAATCTGTCCTCCAAACAGAAATAACGCGGGTTCAATTCCCGTCACCCACTCCAAAGGAAGGAGGTGCTTTATGAACTCACCATTTACAAACGACCCATTTAGCTTAGTTTCAAAAGCATTTAGTAATATTTATCCAGACAAACAATACATAGCATATTGGAATCCTAGCGCCAGAGAATTTGAAGAACATGATTACGGATATACCAATTTTCCAATTGATGGGTCTATTCCAGAAATATGGGTTAATACGATGCTCTCAGTTGAAAATGCTGTAGAAATTTTTGCACATGAACTTGCGCATATTGCAACAAAAGGGGACGCAACACATATTAAACATGGTAAAGAATGGGAAGATGCATTTGAAAATATCCATAAAGAATATAATAGGCTTATAGAAGAAAAAATTATATAATATTGGGAAGTTACTCAAGTGGTTAAGAGGATGGTTTGCTAAACCATTAGATAAGAAATTGTGCATTGGTTCAAATCCAATACTTCCCGCCATGCGGGTGTAATCTAAAGGTAGGATACAGGATTCATATTCCTGATACGTGGTTCGACTCCAACGCCTGCAACCAATAGCTCTGTTGATTATGTTTACGGTTGAGTGGTTAAGTTAATTACTTTACTGCAATTCTTGTAGAAAATCTATCGTTGCGCAACGAGGTTCTATGGACGCAGAGCTTTAAAAATAATTATATGCTGATATAGCTCCAATGGTAGAGCAACGCACTTGTAACGCGTAGGTTGCGTGTCCGAGTCACGCTATCAGCTCCAATCGGCACAAATGTCGCTATTTTCAACAGGGTTAGGAACGATTGTTGCCGCAAGTATTTCTACGAACTCCTGCATAAGCATGGAGCTAAAACGCTGAATCCGCGCAACAATAAAAACTGCGATGGTGGAATTCATTAAAGACACGCTTCGGTTAGGTATTTGTGGGATATGTCCACGATTTTAAAGGTTTGTGGTTAATTGTATCCATTGTCCCGAAAACAGGTGTGGTAAGACGCAAATATGCAAGGGTGGAAGTCCCTTGCTCGCAGTTATAATATAAAAGGAGAAAGTAAATGGATACTATAATTTTTACAAAAAAATTTGATAAAGGAGAAAAATTATTTAATCAAATTATAGATAATAAAGAATTGCTTAGGGTATATAGAATGAAAAATGGTATGTTTGCAATGTTTTTAGACAACGGTAGTTGTAGGCTAATTGTGGGAGTAGAACCAAGAGGATATAAATGTGACAAAGTATATATAGATGGTGGAATAAAACACCAAATCATACAATATATTCCATCTATTTTATCTAATTCAAATTTACCACAAAATCAACAAATAATTTATTTTTAAGATATAATATGAGAGAAATTATAAGAAAAGATGCTATAGATTATACATTTGACGAATTAAAATATAAAATGGAAAAAGTATTGTCAAAAAAAGGTTTTGGTTCGTTTTCTAGCACACATGAAATTTTAGGTGTAACAACAGAAGAGTATTGTGAAGTTGTTGATGCAGTTCATAGAAAAGACTATGATAATCTAAAAGAAGAACTTTTAGATTTAGCAATTGCTTGTGTGTTTGGAGTTTCTTGTATAGAGCAAAAATCTTTAGATTGGTAAAAAATATGGCCTACAAATTGTAGGCCATATAAGGACTATTTCTCGTTTAGCTCGTTAAATAATTCGTCAATTGTTGTTCCTTTAGACAGTAATATATCTAATAGTTCTTTTACTTGCTTTTTTACTTCTTGTTTTGGAAATCTTACCTTTTTTCTTCTTGATTGCAATGTTTTTAGCATAGAATTATGAAATTCAATTTTTTTATCTATTTCCGCAATCCTTGCTTCAATTGGTCTAATAGTTTTAGACATTTGTTATACCTCCTTCCTATGCTCCTATTTTACAATATATTTTTATAGTTGTCAAGAAAAATTTTTATTAAAGGAGAAAAATATGAAAGCTATAATTTGTTTCCTTGTTTGCCTATCTTTTGCTATTGTTTCAAGCACAATATCTTCTAATATAAAAACAGATCATCATATGGTATGGTTTATTGGATGGATTTCTGGAGTTATATCTACTATAATAATTACATATATGATAATAGAATTATGAATGAAGTAAAGTTTTATAAAAAAATACCAGTAATCATAGAAGCATTGCAGTGGGATGGGACATATTTAGGTGTTTTTAAAGTAAAAAAATTTTGCAGTATTGCCCAATGGCTTGATAAAATGCTATATATTCCAACGCTAGAAGGAAACATGATTGTGTCTAAAAATGATTATATAATAAAAGGAGTTAATGGAGAGTTTTATCCATGCAAGCCAGATATTTTCAAAAAGACATACGAAAAAGTTGAATAGGGTGGTGACATAATTGCCAAAACAAAATTTATTAGAAATTTATAAAGGTATGCCAGAATATATTAGCGAAAATAAAAATCCAAAAAGAAGTATTATAGTTCATTTTGAAAATGAAGACGATGTAGATAAGTTTTCAAAACTAATAGGGCAGGATATTACTTTAAAAACAAAATACATATATTATCCAAAACAAATTAAAACTTCTAGGATGGATAAAATATATGAGGTGGTAGAATGAATCCACAATTTCCAATATATATACCATCAAAAGGAAGATATAAAAATCCAATTACTGCTAGACAACTAGACTGGATGGGAGTCCCTTATTACATAATAGTTGAAGAATTTGAATATGAAAAGTATTCTAAAGAAATAAATAAAAAACATATCCTTGTATTGGATAAATCATTTCAAGATAGTTATAATACATGTGATGATTTAGGCAATACAATTGGTAAAGGCGCTGGCCCTGCTAGAAATTTTGCGTGGGAACACGCTATATCAATTGGAGCTACGCATCATTGGCAAATTGATGATGATATGTATACTTTTTTTAGAGTAAATAATAATACAAAATACAGAGTAAAATCAGGGGCGTATTTTAGAGCAATGGAAGATTTCGTTTTAAGATATGATAATGTAGCCCTTGCTGGGCCTATGGATGAAAAATTTGCAAAAAGAAAAGATAAACTTCCTCCGCTTGTTTTAAACACACGGATTTATTCATGTAATTTAATTAGAAATGATATACCATATCGTTGGAGAGCTAGATGGAATGATGATACAGACTTATCTTTGCGCGTACTAAAAGATGGATGGTGTACAATAGAATTTGTAGCATTTCAATGGCATACTGCTCCAACCCTATCTCTCAGTGGAGGTATGACAGACGAACTTTATCAAGATGGATGTAAACGAAAGTCAGAAATGCTTGTAAAACTACACCCTGATGTTGCTAGATTATCACATAAATTTAACAGAGAGCATCATTATGTTGATTATAGAAAATTTCAAGAAAATAATAAACTTTGCCTTAAAAAAGATATTATTATACCAGAAAAAAATAATGAATATGGGATGAAATTAATAAGCATTTTAGATACAAAATAATAACAAATTATATAAAGAGGTGAAATTATGCGAAATCCAGATAGAATAAATAAATTTTGTAATGAATTAGCTGATATATGGAAAACAAATGCATGTGACTGGAGATTTGGTCAACTTATGTCTAATGTTTTATCAGAAATGCAGTATGAGGGTATAGACCCGTTTTTCCCAGAAGAAGATAAAATGATAGAATATTTAAAAAAGTTTTTTACTGATAAATGATAGCTTATAAATTAATGCGCAAAAAAAAGAATAACACAATAACTTCTTTATTTATAAATAAAAAAATAGAATATAAATTTAATGTTTGGATGGACGCAGAATTCTTTCCAACAAAAGGATTCGCTGAAAGAATTGGTTGGCATTGTACATTTATTCCATATGCTCCGCATTTAGGAATAAAAAATAGAGTGTGGGTTAAATGTGAAGTAGAAGATTGGCATTCATATGATAGGCCAGAATCACAGGGCGGTAAATGGATTTTAGCTAATAAAATAAAGTTGTTGGAAATTATATAGATTGGATTGAAGATATATTAAAAATAAATATAAAACAATATATGAAGATTGCAAATACTGGCAACATTCTTGTGACCTGTGTGGTATAACTGGAAATAATTATTGTCTAAGCGATTGTAAAGATTATGATGTTGATGCTTATGATTATTAAATAATATTAAAAATTGAAAGGAAATAAAATGGGAGCTAAAGAATTATCTCGTTCACTAAGATTTGTAGCGCGAGATTATCCAGAAAGTGAAATGATAAGAGATATTTCATTATTTGAAAAATCTGCTGACGAGTTAGACCGATTATATAATAGAAATAAAGAATTTGAACACATTTGTTCTCATTATGACGAAAACGCCTTAGAGCGTGCTTATAAAATTATTATAGATCAAGAAAATACAATAAAACAATTAAAGACAGAAATTTCTTTATTTCGAGAAACTAAAGAAACATTTGAAAAATTGGAAAAGTATACAACTTTTCTTGCAATGCATGGCGTATTATAAATATTATAACCTATTTAACTTATAAACCATGAGTAGAAAGGAAAATAATAAATGAGTGGTGTTGGGATAATTTGTTCAACAATCTTAATAGTGTCATTTTTAGTTTTGGTTGGATTTATTGCATATATAATAATGAAATAAGTAAAAAGGATGATGAGATGTGCGACTTATTGACGCAGATGCTTTAGAATATACGCTCGGTTGTTCAGATGAAGATATAGTTTTTTCTAGATTGCTTCAAGAAGCCCCAACAGTTACGGAACTCATACTATCTGTGGATTTGGCAAAAGTAAAACAAGAAAGAGACGCAGCAATTGTTTGTATAGAATTGATGGAGGACGAAATAAATGATAGAAATTGGTACGATTTGAGCGAGAAGATTTTAGAATGGCGTAGTGAAAACTTGTGTAGTGCGAAAAACAATGAAAGTACATAGGTCATATATAAATGATTTTTAATATAATTTCGTGCTTGGTGTGTTATTATATAGGACTTTATGTGGGGATTTATAAAAATGGAGATAGTTATGAAAATTGAACAAACAATAAAACATTTTGAATCACTGCAAAAAAGATATATAACTCAACATAATGGAAAACAATGTGAATTTGTATCTATTGCTCTTATTGCACTTGGAGAAAAATATGAACGGGAAGAACATAAAATAATTGATGCTGAAAAAGCAAAACACTTTGCAACGCTTATGAAAGAAAATTTAGCATCAAATGACATGACGAATGCAGAAAAAATTGAATTTGCTGTTGGGTTTTCTGAAATGGTAATAAATAACTATCTACCTAAGGAGAATACTCTATGATTTACTGCTACGACTGTGGAATACCATATGGGGATAAAGATTGGGTAGATACAGTCTTATCAGGCGAACAATGGGAATTAATATTTCCAGAACATAACGGGTTTCTTTGTGCAAATTGTATTATTAAACGAGCATCAAAGCTTGATGGAATAATTTGTGCTAAAATGCAATTAGTGTTTGAAAAAGATATCAATTAAATAAATAAGAAGGAGAATGTTTTGAGTAAGATAGTTTGTGGTAAACAGGATTGCGAGTATAATAGAAATGGAATGTGTTCTAAAAAATCTATAGGTATATCAAAAGAATCAAAATGTATATCATATCATGTTTTTGTAAAACATACTACATCATATGAAATAGATGAATTTGAAAAAGAATTTTATGGCTCAAATATATGCTAATTTAGAAAGGAAGATTAATAATGGATTTTGGAGAGGCAATTAGACTTTTAAAACTTGGTAATAAACTATCTCGTGAAGGATGGAATGGAAGAGGTATCTTTATTAAAATTAAATACCCAGAAACAAACAGCGATATGACAGGCCCTTATATTTATATCGACACAACAGGACTAATGACTGATAATATAAAAGCACCTAAAAGCATGGTTCCTTGGCTTGCGTCGCAAACAGATATGCTTTCAAATGATTGGGTTGTGTATATCGCTTGATTGATATAACTTTTATTATTCATAATAATGTAATGTATAAGTGTTCTAGGTGTGAATATATTTTTGGAGAAAAAATACCAGAAGATTGGAAATATTGTCCGCAATGTGGTTATCAACTATATTAGAAAAGAGGATGTTTTATGGTTCTGGGAATTGTCTTAGGAACTCTTGCTGCTTCATTGATCGCAATTATTTATTGTTTTATTGTTGATTGTGTGGATTATGATGATGAAAATAAAATAAAAATAATAGCAGCAATATTGTGCTCCCTTTGTATTGTTTTTGGTGGAATTATTGGAACTAGTGTCAAAAATTCAAATTATGAACAGTTTATAGCTAAATATAAAACTACACAAGATATATATTATAGTAGTTTAAAAAATGATAAACTTACTGGTTTTGAAAGAGTTGAGTTAGTTAAAATGGCTAATGACGCTTCTTGCGATCTTGCAGAAAAACAAGTGGTTGTAAAAAAATGGTATAGCTTTGACGTTAATAATAATATTAAATCACAAATTTCTAATTTGAAAATTATTAAATAGAAAAGAGATAGTATATGGAAGGATTTAAAACTATATTTTCGCCATGCGAAATCAAAAGAACTTATTGTTTCCCAGAAGGAAATGTGGAACTTTTTGGAGTTAATGAATTAATAGTTAGACCAAGTGGAACACATAGATTGAAAACAAATGATGGTCATTTGCATATAATCCCTTCTGGATGGCTTCATATTGATATAAACTCTGGAAATGAATATTGGCAAGTATGAATATATCAAATGTAAAAGAAATACATTTTATTAGAAACGATAATAATACGTTTGGAGGATATGTCGTTGTCCCAGTGTTTGATAAATCAACAACTTATGATATTAAAATACAAATGGATAAAGTAGTATTGTCTAATTGTTTGGATTCTATAAACGTTTTGTCATACAATGGAACATTGTTGTCTTATGAGATGGAGAATTTTGATGGAAATAGAACGTAAGTTTTTAATTGATAAGTTTCCAAGCTATTATCCTGTAAGTGAATGCTATGCAGAACAGGGTTATATATCTACAAACCCAGAAGTGAGAATAAGAAAAGTATCTGGCGGTAAAAATGTATACTTTTATATCACTTTTAAAAGCAGCGGAGACTTGTGTAGAGAGGAAGTTGATGTTCCTATACAACAAAATGATTTTAATAAATTAAAAAAGTTTATTAAATATCCACTTATAACTAAAGAATGCGAGTTCTATGCCCTGTCAGATGGCAGTATCTTAGAGTGTAGTTGCGTTGATAAAAATCAGCCTACAGAATTTAAATACGCAGAAATAGAATTTAAATCAGTAGAAGATTCCGACTCTTTTGAAATTCCAAACTTTTTGGGCAAAGAAATAACTTATGACGAACAGTATAAAATGAAAAATTATTGGGTGCAAAAATATGAAAAAATCTAACCTAAATTATTTAACATCAATTTTAAGTAATTATAAAAATGAATTATCACTTGTCTTAACTTTGGATGCTTCTTTCGAGTACTCAAAAGGATATGTCATTGGCGAGCTTGGTATCCTTGAACGAATTATTACCGACCTTGAAGAAGCTATAAATATAGTAAAATAAAAATATTTTTGTTATTTTGTAAAGTGGCGAAAGGAGCAAATATGCACGATCTGATTGATAGAAAAGCTCTTCTGGAAAAAGTAGAAACGTTGCGAGATATATATAACGAAAATGTTGAGACAGTTAATGTTTGGAGTATCGAGGACGCTCCTGCTGTAAACGTAATCCCTGTGATGTATGGCGAGTGGGTGAAAGATATAGATGATATCTATATCTGTTCAAATTGTGGGGGAACTTGCCCTTATAATGCAACTTCTAATATAATAGAATATTGGGCGTGTAACTATTGCCCGAATTGTGGAGCAAAAATGAATGACAAAAAAATTAAAGGAGAAAATAAATGATCGTTGATATCTTTAACATAAATAAAAAATATAAAACAATTTATGCAGACCCTCCTTGGATGGAAACCGGGGGAGGTAAAATAAAACGTGGCGCTGATGCCCATTATGATTTGATGAAAACTAAAGATATAATGAGATTGCCAATCCAAAATATATGCGAAAATAATGCACACCTTTACCTTTGGGTCACAAATAATTTTTTGGTGGATGGCTTGGAAGTTATGAAATCATGGGGCTTTATATATAAAACTATGATTACTTGGGGTAAAAATAAATTTGGACTTGGTCAGTATTTTAGAGGACAAACAGAATCTTGCCTGTTTGGCGTTAAAGGTAATCTACCTTATAAAATCATTGATGGTAAAAG